AGAAGTCGATGGCCCACGCGACCCGCGACTTCGTCCACTCCGAGTCGGAGTACATCAAGTCGGTGGCCGAGTCGCTGGACCCGTGGGCCCAGGTCCAGGCCCGGTCGACCACCGACGCCCAGCAGGCGCTGGCCAACATCGACCAGCAGAACAAGATGTTCGCCCAGGCCGGGCAGCAACTGGACCAACTGCGCAAGATGGGCCTGAATCAGAACGTCATCGACGTGCTCGGGCTGTCCGACCCGAAGAACATGCAGCAGTTGAACCGCTTCTTCACCGACGTGGCGGCCAGCCCGGACCTGGTCGGGGCCTTCAACGAATCCATCAAGGGGCGGCTGGACTGGACGGCCGGACTGGCCACCAACGAGTCCTCCACCCAGTGGCAGGCGATGGAGTACCAGTTCAACACGGCGGCCAGCGACGCGGCCGACTCCTTCACCACCACCAGCGACCGGGCCCAGGCCGCGTTCGAGAAGCAGCAGACCCGCTCGGAGACCGCCTTCGACAAGATGCTGGGCCGTAACGCCACCGACTTCCAGACGATGACCCAGCAGTCCCAGGCCGACTTCGCGCTCCAGATGGCCAACATGGCCTCGGACTACGAGACCTCGGTCCAGCGCTCGCTCAGCGCCGTCAACGACTTCGCCAACGAGGCGTACGGCACCAACGACCAGATCATGTCGGCGGCGATGGCGACCGCCTCGGGGAACATGAAGATCTTCTTCCAGAACATCTCCGACGCCTACGGGGTCATGAAGTCCGGGGTCGATGCCGCCTCGGCCGGGGCCATCGCGGCGGCCGCCGGTGGCTCCCCCGCCCTGGGCACGGCGAACAACCGGAACGCCACAGCCGGGACGCTGGGCTACAACGAGTCCGGTCAGGTCGGCACCTATGACGCCAGTGGCAAGTTCAGCCCGTACACCGGTTTCGTCGGCCAGGCCCTGGCCAACTCGCTGCCCCAGATCGCCAACCCGACGACGGCCAGCAACGCCATCGACGCCAATACGGCCAACATGACCGTGTCCGACCACATGGCGATCATGAAGAAGGCCCTGGCCATCGCCGGGATGGAGGTCTCGGCGGCCAACCTGAACATGCTCGACATCCTGATCAGCCACGAATCGGGCTGGAACCCGAATGCGATCAACCTGTGGGACTCCAACGCCAAGGCCGGACACCCGAGCCAGGGGCTGATGCAGACCATCCCCTCGACGTTCGAGGGCAACCGGGACAAGCGGCTGCCCGACTCCATCACCAACCCGATAGCCAACATGGTGGCCGGGTTGAACTACGTCAAGAACCGCTACGGTTCTCTGGGCAACCTGGCCGGGGAGAAGAGTGTGGCCCACGGTGGTCCCTGGATCGGCTACGCGGCCGGTGGACTGTTCAACGCCCCGAAGAACATCCAGGTCGGTGAGGCGGGCCCGGAGATGGTGCTGCCGCTGAACAACCGAGGGGTCGACTTCCTGCTCTCGGTGTCCCGGCAACTGAACAACGACGGCTGGGCCGCCCGCAACTCCAACCAGTATGCGAGCCGGGTGGCCCCGTCCATCTCCACCACCACGGTCGACTCCTCGACCAACTTCACCGGCCCGGTCACCGTCCAGGCCCAGGACCCGAACGCGATGGCCGACGCCCTGAAGCAGAAGGCCCGGATGATGGCGCTGACGCGCCCTGACATGGTCTCGGGGCTGGTATGACCACTCCGTACGACGATTCCCTGCCCGCCGTCGTCATCAGCGGCGGTGATGCCGCTCCGGCCCGCACGGAGGGTGATTTCGTCTTCGCCTGCCGGATGACCGGGCCGCAGGGCTGGATCAACCTGGACGACCACGAGCGCTACATCGTCGGGGCGGAATCCTTCGCCACCTCGGCCACCACCTGGCGGCGGGTCCAGGTCCAGGGACCCTACGTGGCGGGCAAGTTCACCGTCTCGGCCGTGCCCGACCAGGTGACCGAGAACGTCACGGTGTACGTGCTGGGCAGCAGCCAGAGTGATCTCCAGGCCAACCTGGCCGCCCTGATCGACGCGGTCAGCCAGCCCTACTTCCAGTTCGTCTTCTCGATCGACGAGACCAGCTACATCTGGGACTGCGACTGCGCCGATTACACGGTGGCCTACACCACCGCCACCCTGAACGCCCGCCAGATCACCGTGAAGCTCCAGATCCTGCGGCATCCACTGCTCACGATGGGGACCGCCTGATGACCAGCTTCGTGTCCAATGCCGGGGCGGCCCACGTGCTGGCCGTGCTGTTCGGGCGCACCGAGACGGCGTTGCCCAACTACTTCGTCGCCCTGTGCCAGCGGCTGCCCCAGATCAGCGACGCCGGGACGACCCTGGCCGAGCCGGGTCCGAGCAACGGCTACCAGCGGGTGATGCTGCCCAACTACGCCACCAGTTGGACCCTGTCCGGTTACAACGAGGCGGTCAACGCCATCGACCTCGTCTGGCCCACGGTGACCGACGACTGGGGAAAGCTAACGTCCTTCGCCATCACCGATTCCCAGGAGGTCGGCACCGGACGGCTGCTGATCAGCGGACTGCTCAGCCCGCCGTTGCAGCCGCAACTGCTGACCCAGTTGCGGGTCCGGGCCGGGCAACTGGTCATCAACGCATCCTCGATGACCCCGAGCTATCAACCGACATGAGTGGTGGCATCTGGGGCACCGGCACCTGGGGGGTCGATGTCTGGGGCACCCCGGTCATCGTTCCGCCGGACCCGGGCACCGCCCCGCCCGGGTCGGCCGGGGTCGGGCAGCCCGGTGGCAGCGGCTACACCGGGATCGGCGTCGTGGCCACCATCGAGTTGGGCGCGTCGATGATGATCACCCAGATGATCCAGTACGCCCCGCCCCCGCCCCAGGTGATCCCGCTGCGCAACTACCGCTCGGTGATGGACTCCTTCCGGGTACTGGGCGGCAAGCCGGTCGCCCCGCCGGTGATCGACGTGTCCATCCCGGTCGGGGTGACGGTCGGGCTGACCCAGGTGCCGGTGCCGAACTCCGCCCGGGCCCTGCCGCCGGACATCGACACCGGAGCCACCCTGCGCTGGTATGCCGACAGCTACTTCCTGCACTACTCCGGCAGCGGGCACGAGACCCAGTGGCTGGACACCGAGGGCGACGTGGCCTGGACGGCCTACGACACCTACCAGCCGGTGTTTGCCCCGGGCTACAACTACCTGATCCCGAGCCCGAACAGCGCCGAGTCGCTGACCCGACCGGCCCTGGTGTTCGACCCGACCCGGGGCACCTGCATGAACACCGATCTGTCCCTGGATGAGGTGAACAGCGTCGATGACCTGGAATGGCTGATGGTGGTATGGAGCCACCCCCTGGCGGCCGGGGCCCAGGCCAGCACCATCCTGGACAACGGCGGACCGGTCCAGGGGCTCATCGCCATGCCGTTCGCCGTGTCCGACTCGGTCGTCGGGATGCGCCAGGGGCTGTCCCGGTTCACCGGGGACGGGCTGTTGCTGTGGCAGGACCAGACCGGCTTCCCGATGTGGTGGGCCCAGATCAGCAACGGCCGCCCGGTCCTGGTCCGGGCCCGGTTCGGGGAACACCCGCTGTTGGAGTGCTGGGGGCCCAAGGGGATACACATGGTCCACCGCAGCGTGCTCGACCAGCCCCGCCAGGCCCTGGCCTCCAACTACGTGCTGGGCCGGGAGTTCGGTCAGGTCTCGGCCCAGACCAACGCCGGGATGCACCTGATGGAGATCAACTACTACGACCACGCCCTGGGCGATGACGAACTGGCCAGCGCCGTCCAGGCCCTCGACGCCTGTTATGCGGTGTCCTCGTGAGCAGGCCGTGGACCCAGCAGGTGGTGGACCGCAGCGATGCCGGGAACCACCGGATCAAGATCACCGCGCCCGGCGGCAGTGCGATCGACGTCACCTACTTCCGGGGCATCCCGACCCAGTTGGGCAGCTATGCCTTCGGCGACCCGTTCGGGCCGTCGGTGGCCGCGATCGACTTCCCCCAGGTCAGCGTCTTCGACGCCGTCGGCGGGCCCGGGCTGGAGTGGTTGGTCGAGGGGGCCAATGTCGACATCCTGTGGGAGGAGCCGGACGGCAACCTCACCACGCTGTGGGAGGGCTTCATCGTCAGCCTGGCCTACAGCCAGGACGAGAACACCTCCAAGGTCTCGGTGCAGTGCAAGGGGGCGCTGTTCCAGGCCGACAACTTCGAGGCCTATCCGGAGTTCCCGCCGACCCCGATCCCCTACGAACTGTTGATCTACGAGGCGCTCAACCCCCTGCTCCGGCCGTCGTTGCGCACGGCTCCGCTGGTGATCGAGTTCCCGGACGACTGGTCGACCGTGGTGCCCGCCTTCGGCGACGACCAGTACTACCTGCGCCCGTACGGGGTCACCCCGGGGGATAGGTGGACCGGCCTGTCCACCCGCAACACCGGGTCGTGGAACAAGGCACTGACCGGCCAGATCCAGGGCCTGCTGTCGTTGATGTTCACCGCCGACGGGTCGCAGTGGACGGTGATGCTCGACCATGGCCGCACCCCTCAGCTACGGGTCCGGCCGGTCCTGTCCGAGCCGGACGAGAACACCCTGGAGGTCTGGGTCGGCCAGCCCGGGGTGGTGCTCAACCTGTCCGAGGACTGGACCCAGGCGGCCAACGTCTACTACGGCACGGGCACCGACACGTCCGGGGTGACCTACTCCAACACCCGGATCTCCAGCGACGGCACCCGTACCAGCTATGCCCCGTTCGCGGCCTCCCGCCAGGTCCACCCGTCCTCGATCCTGGTCAACCAGTCCTTCGACGCCTCGGTGATGCGCCGGGAGACCCAGATCCAGTTCGACGGGGGGCTTTCCCCGTCGGCGGCGACCGGGGTGGCCCTGAACCAGTTGCAGCGCTCGGCCCATCCCGGCTACACCGGCAGCATCACCCTGAAGCTGGACCCGGCCTGCAACGACGTGACATTCTCCCGCTTCCTGATCCAACCCGGGATGTCGCTGCTGTTGCACGGCTTCAAGGGGATGCAGTCCGGTCTGTTGGTGCACATCGCCGAGGTCACCGTCAACATCGCCGAAGGATCACTGACACTCACGGTCGATTCCAAGTTCCGCGACCTGCTCACCATCCAGCAGGTCCAGGCCCGGTCCCGGGATGCGCTGTCCACGCTGCGGGCGTTGAAGCCGGGCAGCTTCTCCCCGGTCATCCAGGACCTGCGCCGACCGTGGAGCTACGCCGCCGGGTCCGGTGTGATCCCGTCCGCGCCGGGCGGGAAGGACCCGGACGCCACCGCGTTGTTCACCCAGCACGCCAGCGGCAGCGACACCTTCCCCTGGACCGACCTGACCACGGCGTACCCGCCGAAGTCCTACCCGCAGTTCTACATCGCCATCCCGCCCGCCTCGCCGGACTACAGCCAGAACTGGGCCCAGACGGTGGACCACTTCGGCATCCCGTGCCTGTTCGCCCAGGGCGGCACCATCCGGCTGACCCAGATCGCCGCCTACGACCAGGACGGCAAGGTGATGCCGATCCGCTTCCACGTCAGCGTCTACACCGCCAGCGGCATCAACCCGAGCAGCATGCCGATGGTTCCGGGGGCGGGACTGCCGGGCTATCTGGACAGCCTGGCCGGGCACGTCGGCCAGCACTACCCGTTCTTCCCGGGGGCATTCGAGACGGTCGATCCGAACGGTGCGCCCAAGGGCCCGGGCGATCTGACCATGAAACAGGACTCCATGATCACCGGCTGGGGCAACTACTACCAGGGGGCCGGGTACTACCCGAACCTGCAGACCGAGGGCGGCCAGCCGACCGGGATGCTGGTCGACGAGACGACCTGGACCTTCGACACCACCAGCGACCCGAACTTCCAGTTGCGGCCGAACGAGAACTTCGCCCAGAACGCCGACTCCGGGCTGTTGTTCTTCATGATCTACGCCGAGAGCATCGTTCCGGGACAGTCGGTCTACTTCCTGGGCCGCTGCTTCCGGGCCGAGCCCGGCACCAGTTAGGGGATGAGAGATGGACGGCGACGTCACCGACTGGCTGGTGGCCCAATGGCTCGGGTCCTTCACTCCGGCCTGGTTCAGCCTGCACGTGGCCAACCCGACCCGGGCGGGCGACATCGAGTCCGAGGTGGTCGGTGGCTCCTACACCCGGCTGACCGGTGGCTTCACCGCCTACGACGCGCGCACCATCTGGCTCGGGACCCCCCTGCTCTGGACCGGGATGCCTGCCGTGACGCCGACCTACGTCGGGGTCTGGAACGAGCAGTTCAACGGCCAGATGCTGGCCTCCGGGTCACTGCCCCAGCCGTACCCGATAGTGGCCAGTGGGGCCTCGTTCGCCCTGGATGCCTACACATTCGCCATCTCGGTGGGACTGGCGGCCTGATTTTGGGCATAAAAAAAGGACCCGGACCACCCCCTTCGGGGCGATCCGGGTCCAATTCGTGTTCACACCATTCTGAGTGGGAGTAGCACCAGGGTGATGTACGCCTCTCCATTCGACTGTATGACCCATTCGGCTCGACCGACCTGAAAACTGGTCATCAGGTGATTTATCCCGACTGTCCCCGGGACCCCGGCCAGAGCGGGGTTCCAGAACGGCAGGGTGATCATGTCGCCGAAGGCGGGAATGGTGGGAACCTCGATGCTCTCCAGCATCGGGAGGAGGTTCTTGCGGTCGATGTCCGGATATTCGGAGTAGTGCAGATGCACGATCATCCGACTTCCTCTTCCACTTCCTCCACCTCATCGGCGGGCCAGCCGCCCTGTTCGGCGGTCAGCAGTGATCCGACGATGAATCCGTCCATCCACGAACCCATCATCCGTTGGCGCAGGTGCGGGTTGTTGTGGATGCCGGGGGCCAGGCGCATCAGCACGGCGTTGACCCGGCTGGTGGCCATGTAGTGCATGGAATGCACATCGCCGCCCACCAGGGCGATGACCCCGGGGACGGCGCGTTCGGAATAGATGTCCTTGATGACGTCCATCGTTCGCGCGATGCGCGACATCAGGACGAAGGTCGGCCCGTCAGGGCGATGGGGGAATCTCGGGTCCGGTCGGGGCGGGCCCTGGTCGGCCAGTAGCTCGGCCCACACCTTCCGGGTCAACGGCGGTGGCTTTCTCATGAAGTCTCCTGACATCCTCGATCCCGAGCACCGTGACGGCCAGGTAGCCGTACGGGTGTTGCACCAACTGCATCTGGGCATCCGGTAGCCCCAGGTCGGTCAGGAGACGGTCCATCTCGCTCATGGCGGTCCGGATCGTCTCCCGCTGGTTGAGCACCTTCGAGCGCCGGGCCATCTCCTCATCCCAGGTCCGCAGGATCTCCCGGGAGGTCAGGGTCACGATCTCGTCCGGCCCGGCGTACTTCATGTCCAGCGCGCCGTGTTCCTTCTTCCAGCCGACGTAGACCTCGCCCGCCTGGATCTGGCATAAGAATGACGTGCGTTCGGTTCGGCCCAGCACCGTCACCCGGGCCAGTTGGATGTCCCGTCCGGTGACGGCGTAGTCGTTGGCGAGCCGAATCTCGCTAGCCCTCACGGTGCAGCCCCTGTCGCAGCGGCAGGGTTTCCAGCAGTGAGAGCCGGTCGAAGGAGACGTCCAGGTACCCCACCTGGGGATCGTCGCTGCCCTTCACCTTGATCAACACCCGGCAGCGCCAGTGCGGATCGGTCGGAAGGCCGTTCTTGTGCTCGTGGATGAGCAGTGGTTCCAGGACGTGCAGGCCGTCTGGGTCGGCCAGTCGGGCCAGTTCGTCCGGGTCCAGGGCCCGGTTGTACTCGGCCAGGATGGCCGCGTCGTTGATGGCGATCAACTGCTCGGTGCTCGCCACCCGGTAGTGACTGTCGTGCTTCTGCACTGCTCTCACCGTTCTCCTTGTCGTTGTGTCGATGACTACTTCGCGGAGCGGACCAAAGGCTCGCAGCCGTCGCATTCGCAGAACCACGGGCTCCACCAACGGGGATCTCCTTCTTCCAGCCACTTCATGTAGGTCGGGGTGATCGGGTGCTCGCTGATCTTCTCCAGGGCGTGTTTGGCGCAGACCGGATTGTCCTGGAACATCAGCAGCGGGACATCGTCCCGGTCCGTGTCATCGGCCCGCACCAGGGCGTCGCCGCAGACATGGCACAGGATGATCTTCGGGGCGGGCAGATCCGGGTAGCAGGTGGTGTAGTGCAGGAAGGACCGGAGGACCCAGTAGCGCTCGGGGACCTCGTCACTCCTGTCCACGGTCGACCACCAGCTTCAGGGTGACCCCGTTGTTGCCCATCAGGCCCAGGACCATCGCGGCGGCCATCTCCTCGGTGATCCCCACCGGCGGGATGGTGACCCCGGTCGGGAACTGCTGGTTGGCGTCGTTGGCGTCCGGATTGCTCATCCCGTACTCGTACTGGTAGGCCATCCCGGACAGGAAACACCGGGTCATCAGGTCGGTGATCGCATTCGACATGATGGAGTTGGCCCGTTCCTCGTCGTCGGTGGGAACCTCCAGACTGGCCATGGTGTCGGTGAACACGCTCTGCATGGCCCGGTCTATGCGGTCGCTCTCGTCCGGGTCGAACTGGGACCGGTCGATATGGGTGATCAGGTCGCTTAACTCAGTGGAATCGTCCGGTTCGGACATGGGTCTCCTTGGGTGGATGAGGGTGGAGCAAAGGGTCGCGCGCGTCGCGCAGGTCGTGAGGGACAAGCCCACACCATTCCGGGGCCGGTTTCGCGCCTTGCCGCTTGGAGAACACTTTTCGCGGTTTGACGCGACGCGCGCTGGTCTGGAAAAACAGGAAACCCGCCCCCCAGGGTAGGGGGACGGGCTGCGCTCATATAGCGGTGTACTTGGTGTGTCCGGATAGCCCCGAGGTGGGGCTGACGTACCTGGCGTCGGCGATGTCTTGCACGTAGTGCGACACCAACCTCCAGTGCTCCCAGAGCGGTGCTCGGTCATCGGCCAGTGCGTCCGACTCAGCTTCATAGCTTTCGGCGAACGCCGTGTCGTGATTGCCGTCGTAATTGCCGAGCATCATGATCACACGCAGGTGTGCCTCCCACGGTCGGTCGAAGCCGACCCGGCGTGCCTCCAACACCAGGTTCCTATCCCACTCGGGATCGGATCGCCGGATGACCGGCCGGATCACGTCCCGGTTGTAGTGGGTTACGTCCTGGTGCGGGAGAGATGCTTGCCCCCGGTAACGGGGGGTGGGCCTGATGTGGCAGTATTTCGAGGCGATCTTGACGTAGACGTTCTTCTGCTGCTCATCGGCCGGGTTCATGGACATGTACCGGAAGATGTCGTCACGGAACTTCAGTACCTTGCTCGCATGGCGTCCCCGGAACACCGGGACCTTGCGGGAACTGATCTCCTCGCCGTTCTCGTCGTACCTGGTGGGTGGGTCCGCCCAGTGGTCGAATACCGGGTCCCAGGTCTCCAGAGCCACACACACAGCCTCGATGAGGCTCTGCTGTAGTCCTTTCTCGCTATCGGACAGGTCGACCTCGATGGTCGGTTTGTCCTCGTATTGCGCTTTCTGATACGCCATCGTGTAACCGATGGGGATATGCCGGTCCGGCAGATAGTTGGTGCGCGGCATCGGTGTTCTCCAATCGTGCAGGGTAGTAGCGCACACTATGTGCGTAATGTGATTATACCACAATGGATAGTAGAAGGGCTGCCGCCCAACCCCATGAGCCTGGAGGTGGAACGGCAGCCACTTCTATCGTGTCCTACTCCGAGGAGATCGGAGCTTCTTCTTCTACCGGTTCCAGCCAACCGTCGGCCGGGCGGTAGTTGAACAGCCCACCGGCCATCGGCCGGAACTCGGCGAAGACCACGTGTTCGGCCTTGGACTGCGGGGTGCTGAAGTGCACGCCGTACCCGGGATCGGACCCCCAGCCCGGGCCGTAGCCCTCACAGGTGATCACGTCCCCGACCGACAACTGCTGCTGCCAGCCCTGGTGGGCATTGGGGTGCAGACGCATGGGAATCATGCCGTCCAGATACCCCGCCTTGAGCAACCGGAACTTCTTCCCCTTCGGCCAGTCGCTACTGGTCGTCATCACTGTCGACCGAGGCCAGCGTGAACCGGTGTTGCTTGTCCCGGTCGTAGATGCCGACGTCGCCCCCGGCGATGACCTTGGTGACGACCTTCTGCATCGCCGCGTCCAGGGCATCGGGCGTGATGCCCTCGTGGGCCTCCCGCATCCGGTCCAACTGCGGGCGCAGCCCCCGGGCGGCGTGGACGAAGTCCTCCGTGGTGAAGAACTCCGCCTTGCCCCCGACCCGGGAGACCGAGTAGAACATCGCCCGGTCGATGGCCTCCTTGACGAAGGCGGGCAGGAAGCCCGTCATCGCCTCGGAGACCTGGTCGAAGTCGATGGCCGGGTCGAGCTTGCCCTCCGGGACGATGGCCTTGACCAACCGCTCGAAGGATTCCCGGTCCAGCGCCCCGATGTCGACCATGCCGTCCAACCGGCCCGGCCGCAGCATCCCCTTGTGGATGCGGTTGACGTGGTTGGTGGTGAGCACCATCGCCAACTCGGTCCCCTTGGTCTGGATGCCGTCGAACATGTCCAGCAGCTTGCTGATCGCCTCCGGGTCACCGGACAGGGTCAGCTTGTCCACGTCCTCGTAGAACACCACGGAGGGCTGGTACAGCCGGGCCGTCTGCAGGGTGCGCTTGAGGTCGTCCTCCGGACGGCACTGGATGAACGACCAGTTGTGGGTGATGGCGATCTGGGCGGTGATCATCGCCGCCATGGACTTGCCGGTCCCGTACGGCCCGCCGAGCAGGATGGCCCGCTTGAGCGGCAGCCCCAGCGACCGGCAGACGTCGGTCTGCTCCAGCAGCGTCCAGATGTTGGCCCGCAACTGTGCGTTGACCTCGGCGGTGTAGACCACCCGGTCCCGGTCGACGGTGAACGGGTCGAGGAAGTGTGGCTCCTCGGCCCCGGTGAACGCCTTGCCCTTGTAGATCGAGTTGGTCTGCAACTCGTGCTCGACCAGCTTGAACAGGCCGTCCACCTGGGCGGCGTGTTTCTTGGCCGCCGTCACCGACATGACGAAGATCAACCCGAACTCGCGGTCCATGGTGGCCCCCAGGTCGATGGTCGCCTGGAGCGGGGCGAACTGGATGGTTCCCCACGGCACCTGCGCCGTCTGGTCCGGACCGACGTAGATGGTCCGCATCTGCGGCGGGTTGCTGCCGAAGAACGACCGCTGGGCCACCCCCCGACCGGAGGTGCCCCAGGTCCGCATCAATGCGGCCTGGAAGGCGTGGGCCCCGTCCCACGGCCGGAACCGGAAGGTGTTGGTGAAAGTGGTCTCCGTCTCCTGGGCCTCGGCATAGTCGATCAGGAACTTGATGTCCTCCGGCAGGGTGGTCACCTCCGGAAGCTGGTACCGGGTGCCCTCCTTATGGATCTGGTCGGTGCCGACGCGCTGGCCCGACAGCTTGGCGAGGGTCTCCAGGATGGACTCCTGGATCTTCTCCTCTTGGGACTTGTTCATTACTGCTTCTGCCATGATTGGCGGTTCTCCTTAGCTTTGTCCGTCGGTGGCTTGTTCCATGCAGTACGCGCAGCGACTGTCGTTGCTGTTGTGTACGTGGGTGCCGTACAGCACGTCCTCGGTGCTGACTTCTGCGCCGGTGCGGACCGCAAGTGCACCGCCCTTGGGCAGTACGACGGTCTTCAGGTACTTCTCCAGTTCGGTGTGGATCTCGCGCAGGTCCTTGGATCGCATGGATGAAGCGCTGACCTGCAATGTGAATCGGTATAACGCCATAGGTTCTCCTCCTCTCTTAGGTGTGGTCGGGGCATGAAAAAGGACCGCCCGGTCGGGGCGGCCCTCGGGCCAACGGCACTGTTCTCCTTCTCGGTTAGGGGTTTTCCACCTCTCGGGGGTGCAGCAGAAGTGCTGTTGCCATCTCGAACAGGTTCAGGTGATGCCCACAGGAGATGCGCCACCAGATGTTGTCGTCCTGGGCATAGGCGGCCAGGAAGTCCTCCAGTGGTGCCGTGGGCGCTCCGGGATCATCCAGCATCGCCTGGACGGTTGGGGGGATCATGGGGCCTTCCACCCCTCGGGCGCGGTCGGCATCCCGATGATGACGTAGCACTCGGTGCAGCAGAAGTGCCCGTTCTCCATGTTGAGGGTGGCCTCCTCGGCGAGCACGTAGTCGAGTGGTTCGATGTCCTCCCCGGTCTGCTCCGGCCAGTACTCGGGCAGCACGTCCGGGGTCCGGCGGCAGCGGAAGCAGCGGACGTCCATCAGGCGGGTTCCTTGTACGGCAGGCCGGTGATGTGGCGTTGCAACGTCTGGTAGAGCGCGGTGACCAGATTCATGTAGGCGGGGGTGGCGCGCAACGTGCACACGTAGCGCACCAAGCCATCCCACTTGTTCTCCCTGATGTAGGAAGCACAATCGTCGCATGCGGCCCAGTCCCCATCACTGAAGTTCCCCGGCATCCCCGGCATCTCGAACGATGTTGCCGGGACGATCCACAGGCTGCCCTGCACTTGGTCGGCGTTGCAGAAGTCGCACCGGGGGCGGGACACGTCGTTGCGGCGCTGGGGGACCGCGACCGCCGGGTGGTCGGCTTCGGCGTCCCGGTCCTGGGCCGTGTGCTCGTACTCGGTCTTGTCCCACTGCGGCCACCGCTGTCTGCGGTCGAGCACCCGGCCGCAGACAGCACAGACCATGACCTTCTCATCGTCGTCTGACATGGTGTTCTCCTTATCTCGCTAAGAGGTTTATATGCGGTCGGAGCAACAGTGGCTTGTCCTCAGGGCCGCAAATCGTGGGATTGATATAGATGGCCCGCTGGTACCGCTCACCACCGTGGCCATACCACTGGTTGCGCCAGTGGCCCCGCCGCAGCCAGCGGTGGTCCCACTCGACCTCGATACCGTGTACCTCGCGCCGGTGCTGCTGTCGGCGCAGGGTGATGACGGTGACCGGACTGGCCGAGAACTTACGCCGTTTCAGCAGCTTGCCCACGGCCCGGTCCGGATAGACGTACTCCCGGGCCGCGATGGTCTGCTGACACAGCCGCCAGAAGCAGACCAACTGCTTCAGGTGACTGCCCGCCATGTCCGACGTCACCGTGTCGTAGACCGCCTGGATCGCGGCCAACTGTCCCCCGGTGAGGATCGAGTCCTCCTTGGCCACCACCACGTAGTGAGATTTGGTGGTGCTCACGGTGGTGTCCGCGTCGATGTCGATGAACGGCTCGGCGCGTACGTCGTACTGGCTGTGCCAGTCCGTCGGCATCCCCGGCACCGCGTTCAACGCCCGGAGTGACTCGGTTTTCGGTGAGTGTTGGAGCAACTCGCCGAAGTACATCGGTTGGGATGCCATCAACATGTATCGGGCCAGACCGCTGGTGGGCGTCGACCTGAACAGTTGCTGATTGACCTCGTCCTCCGGATCGTTCCGATCGGTGAACCAGTCGACCATCACCCCGACCTTCTGGGTATGGGTCGACACATGCTCGTATTGCAGCAACGACCACAGCACGGCGTGCGCGTGCAGTGACCGGCCTCGTATGTCGCTGATCGCCAGGGGCTCCGGCAGGTAGAGGAACCCCTGGTTCGACGGCAGATCCTGCGGCATCAGCGGTTCGTCGGGCATCTCCCGAGCCGCCGCCGCGATCAACTGCGTCATCGGCACGGTGATGGTGAACGTCTCGGCCGCCCGCAGCGTGTCCGCCATCGCCTGGGCGTGGGTGCCTGGTGGGACGAGACCTCCGACGCTCTTCCTGTCTATCTTGTCGAAGCCGTCGATGTAGCGCTGGTAGAAGTCGGTGTGAAGGTCCTCCTCCAATCGCAGCTTGGCCAGGTGGGCATCCAGGTAGGCCATCTATCACACCGCCACCGGGATGGGCTCGGCGGTGGTCTCGCTCCGGCGGATGTGGGCGTTGTTGTGCAGTCCCCAGCCGGAGCCCATCGTCACCTGCTTGTCGCAGAGCGAACATTGGACCAGGGCCCGGGTTCCGCCCCTCCTCGGCGCGGTGTCCCGGATCTTCTCGCCCATCCGCGAGCGATCTGGATGGGGTTGTTCGTCCTGGTAGCCGTAGTCGAGGATCTGCCGGACGGTCAGGCTCTCCGTGTGCTCGGCACAGGCGTCGATCTTGATCAGCTTGCCGTGTTGCAGGATGGTGGTGACCGCTTCGGTGGCGGGCACCTTGGTCTTGTTCTTCTTCAGGTCGATGTCACACCAGACGGACCTGACTAGTTCGACGGCCACTGCTTGTTCTCCTTCAATGCCTTGATGGTTCGCCCTGACCGGGGCATGTTCTTGGCGTCGTACTCGACGCCGCTGTCCACTTCGACGTAGTCGCCCCGGCTGACCGATTCCAGCCGCAGCGCGCCTTTACCTTCTGTGTTGACCCGACCGAATCCCTCCAACAGGTACAGCGGCTGACCGTCCTCGTCGCGGGGGTAGTTCATCCCCTTGGCCACGACGAGTCCGCGTTCGGTCCATTCCTCCCACTTGGTCACCCCGCAGTCACGCAGGCAGTGGAACGGGACGTACCAGTAGTGGAACCGGATGATGTGCTCGGCCCGGCCGGTCTGGGACCACGAGTGACCTTGCAAACGGCACTGGAGCACCTGGTCCGACCACTTCTGGGCGGCGTCGGCCACCACCTCGAAGTCGGCATTTCCGTCATTGATGGTCTTGCGGCGGCGTGGTGGCATTACAGTTCTCCTTCTTCCTGGGAAGCCCGGTCGAAGACCAGGGCGATGGACTTGACCTGGAGCGACGTGGGACAGGGCCACGGCACCTTGCAGACCGGGCAGTGGGCGAAGCTGTCCGGGGTGTGCAGGTCGGTCAACAGGACCAGTTCCTTGGCGGCCCAGAGCAGCGCCGACAGCAGCCGGTTGGCCTGGGCCAGGTTGGTTTCAGCCTGCTTGCGCCAGCGGTCCGCCTCTCTTTCAGTTGCCATGGATTCTTCCTTTCTCTTTCCGCAGTTCCTTCCAGAACCGGTCGTTCTCCTGCTCCTCCAGCAACTGTTGGAGGAGTCGTGCTTGGTGTCGGGGTTGGTAGACGTCCCGGTAGCCGATGACGGCAGCGGGACAGACCAGCAGGATGAAGACGATCTCGACGAAAGCGCCCCAGTTCATCGGCGTCCGGTGATGCGACCGATCATCTCGGTGGCTTGGGCCGGGAACGTGACCTGATAGATCAGGAACCAGAGCACCACCAGCGGCCAGAAGAAGCTGGCCATGAAGGTCAGCACCATGACCGCGAACGGATCGGTCGGGTAGAGGTTCGGCTTGGGCGTCCGCTCCACCAGGTCCTCGTGCAGGGACGCCCACAGCCGCAGCAGCGCTATCCAGCAGAGCACCGTGCCGAGCAGGTAGAGCAGGATCAGTGGGAGCGTCACACGCCCTCCGGCATCTTCCAGTTGGACGGGTGCCGGGCGATGGCCGCCTTCCGGTCAGCCTCGTTGATCGGCTCGTCCCATTCCGGTTCCTCGGTCTCGGGCTCATCCGGGTCGGGGACAGTCGACTCCTGGTCCTTCACTGGTTCTCCTCCAGCACGATGACGTCCCGGTAGGCCCGACGACGCCCGAGGGTGACCTCGGTGAAGAGGTTGAACAGGGCGTTGCGGACCATCACCGAGGTGTTCTCCGGGGCGTCCACGGTGAAGCCGAAGCTCATCCGTCCGATGGACTTGCCGTTGATTGAGCCCAGGGGGAATCGGACGTGGATGGGCAGTGGCGTTGGTTGGCTCATGAGTTCTCCTTGTGGGTGACGGTGTCGTTGGATTCGACGGTGATGTCGGCCGTGTCGTGCCAGTCCTCGGCGAAGGTGTTGTCGGTGTTGACCTTGACGCGCACGGTCATGGCCTGGGGCATCCTCTTGTGCTCGTCGTTGTAGCGCGTCATCCGGGTGCCGATGAAGATCATCAGGTGATCCATCAGCACGTTCATCGCCTTCTCCGAGAACCCGTACTCCTCGCCGTCGCGGATGATGGCTCCCGGGGTCCGGGCCAGCCGGAACTCGAACTCGTCTCCGCTCTGGTCGAGGAACTGGTTCCAGATCTCCAGCTTCTGTTCGTCCTCGTCGGGACTGGGGTTGGTCATGTGGTGTTCTCCTAGCTGCTGGATCGAATGAGGAAGAACCACATCAGCAGCGATGTGGCCAACAGTGTGTAGCGCAGGATCTGGTGTCGCTTCTGCTTGGACAGCCTCAACCAGAAGGGCTGGGCGTGCTGGTACAGGGCGATGACGGGGATGAACATCACCCAGAGCAGGACGACGTAGACCCCCCAGATCAGCAGGAACGGGGCGGCCAGCCCCAAGAGCAGAAAGACCATGTGTTCTCCTATCGGTCGTTGCTTATCGTTGGATGGGCGTCGACCAACGGGCAGTTGGAGTCGACGTACTTCATTCCGTGCAGCACCCCCAAGGGCTGCTGGTCGTTGCCTTGGACGAACACGTCCACACAGCCCGGGTGGCTCGTGTTCGGTCGGACGGTGTACACCCCGGCCGAATTGGACCGGGTGCACGGCAATGGAGAGGCCCGCTTCAGCGGAAGCAGGGTGGTGGACCCCTCCGACCGGCACTCCGGAGCGATGCTCCGGGCCCGATCCTGATTGACGATGGCCTGCCGCTGGAGCGGCGACGGACGCTCGGGACTGAGCGCTCTGTCGTTCCAGGCCAGCAGCAGGATGGCCAGGACCACAAGAACAGCGAGTATCCGTCGCTGGATCTGGTTCAGGATTTGATCACCCGCAACACGATCCAGGTCGAACCGATACCGAGCCCCATTCCGATGACACCGGCGGCGAGAACGATCATTCCTCCGGTGCCTCTCCGGGACATTCGGTGTCCTGGTTGCCCCAGAACTTGTCGCAGAGGAAGCACACGACGATCGGCGGGACGGCCATGGTCGTGGCGTTCAGTGTCGTGTGGGTGGGCGGGTTCACGTAGTAGCCCACGTGGGTGAGCCACAGGTGCTGCTTGCGGCTTTCCGCCTCGGCTATCCGCCGCTCGAACTCTTCGTAGATCGCATCGACGTCGAGCTTGATCACCCGATCGTCCGGTGTGTCGTTCACTCGCTGGCCTTCGGCCGTGGCTCACCCGGGCAGGCCCGGTAATTCATCTGCTCCTGCCAGGGCTCCTCGCAGATGTAGCAGCCGACCGCCGGGGAAAACGCCATCGAATCGGCGTCCAGGATCGCCCCGTCGTGCAGCGGCGGGTCGGGGATGTGGAAGCAGACCGTGGCGATCCACAGGTGGGTGCGGTATTTGATCGCCTGGTTGTACCGCTGGTCGAACCGCTCCTGGGCGGCGACCTGTCGATCGCCGCTGATGTGCTGGCTGAACCCGAGCGACTGGAACCGGTGGGCCAGGACGTCCTCTTCGTTGGAGGTCACAGTGTCGCCTCGCCGTCCTCACCGGTCTTGATGAGCCAGTCCAGACAGGCCACGACATCGGCGTGGGAGGTGCACTCGTTGAACAGCCCGATCCCGGTGTGACTGCAGTTCACGATGCACTCGTCGTCCTGGCAGCGCTCGGTCGTCAACGGGATGTGCGGGGAGTGCTCCTTGAATCCGTCCGCCGCCCGGTTGATCAGGTCGTACTCCTCCAGGCCCAATGCCTTCACGCCGATCCTGGCGTAGTCAGGGCTGGGCTCGTAGGGGAGTTCGTCCTCGCGGTGGACCGTGCTGATGTTCCATATGCCGTGCATGTTGCGAGTGGCAACAAGCAGGCCGGACAGGATAGCCGCATGTCCGGCGACGCAGGCCGGTGTGTTGCACAGGTTGTTCAGGCGGCTCCGGCTCCCGGCCATGGTTATCCAACTGCCCTGGTCGTGCCGCTCGGGCTCGAACAGGATGATGTCCCGCACCTGGCGGCACCGTTCGACGTTGATGGGCATTGCTTACTTCCTTTCGTCGGGGTTGATGACGCTGTGCACTGTCGTGTCGATCACGGCGTCGCATCCATCAGTGCGCGTAGCGCTTCGTAGAGACGACCGGCGTTCGTGGCTGAGGCTCGGGCCGGAACGATCTCGATCTCCACCTTGTCGGTGTCACGGAAACGGGTGATCCGGTATTCGATCCCGGCCCGGTCGACTGCGACCACACCACGGAGTTCACGGGCATCTGGTCTGTCACGAAACGATCCGTGAAGATCGTCGGGATTTTCCCCTTTGTTGAGTTCGATCCCGTACCCCTCGGTCGAGAGCACCCAGGCGGCCCGGTCCCAGGTCAGGTCGCCGTTGGGCATGACCATGGACAGCATCATCTGTTGTGGATTGACCTTCTCCTCTCCGGTGGGTAGGTCGTTGTGACGGCCGAGCATCGTTTCGGCTACGAGGTTCAGGGCCTGGGCGAGCGACTTCCCGCCATAGCGGGAAGCTAGGGGCGGCAGGGGGAAAAGCTGCACGTTGTACTTGACCGCGTCCAAGCCGAGTTGGGTGAGTTGTTCGGCCACATCGGTCGGTGGCAGGTCGCGGTAGATCAGCCACAGCGTCGGATACTCGTCCCAGCCCACGTCGTTGATGCTCTCCTCGATCTGGAGCATCGTGACGGCCAGGGTGGCGGCGGTCGAGTCGCCGGTCTCCTCCAGGTACTTCACTACATCAGGGTGCATTTCTTCTGATTCCACGAGATGTGCTCTCCTCATTCTGGTGGGGTGGGGAAACGACAAAAGGGGCCACCGGTGTGGTGGCCCCTTCGGGGTGTCAGGCTGTGATGTACATCCAGGATTCGAGCAACTCCATGATCTGACTGGTGGTCATCCGCTCGGAATTGTCGAGGTAGAAGGCTCTCACGGCATCGTTTCCGTGCCGCTTGGCCTCCTCCAGACGTTCAGCCTGGCGATCGGACATCTCGATCGCAACATCGAGGAGGACTTGGATGTCCTCCCTGGGGCGATCGTCCTTCTTCTGATCCATCTGGATGTTCTCCTTGTGGCATGAGGCCCCCTCCCCTGTGGACGGGGCCATGTACTACTATACACCACTAGGATGCTATCTGCAATAACTGGCTCCTGGTCATATATGGTAATCAACGATGGTCAGCATGGCCTGGTCGGGTAGCCCTTCCAGGAAGTTCTGGTACCAGTCCTCCCAGGCCAGTTGATCCGATTCATCATCGGAGGACTGGCCGAACCAGCCCAGGCGACCAACCTCATGCCAGATGCCCTCGGCCAGCACGGCGTGGGTGCGCAGTGTTCGCATGGTGTCCCGGTCGATGTCGCCCTTGCGGGCCCGGTCCACGACGAGCGCACCTTTGGCTCCAGGCTGCTTGAGCAGCAGCAGGCCCGGCCAACGTCCGCCCACCTGATACCAGTCCCACTTGGACCTCGGGTTGGCGGTCGACCAGGAGAACAGACCGTAGTCATCAGCGCCATATTCGTCATTGCCGTAGTGAGTGTTCAACCAGGCCGCTACCGCAACCGGGTCCAACAGATCGACGGTGGATTCGCCATTTTCGACGGCTTTGGCCACCACGGAGACCGGGTATACGGACGGGTCCAGGCCCGGCCGCTCCTTATAGGGTGTAAACAGAATATTTTCGTTATAAGGGGCCATCTGACCGTCGACATCGTCGCCAACGACCAGCACAGTTGCATGACTCATGATTCGATTCTCTTTCGTTGGTGGGATGGTGATTCGTGCCGCATGATCCGACAAGTACGACAGGTGGGCTGGTCGTCCTCGGTGGTGAACCGGCCCAGGTAGATGTTGACCGGTCGCCCGCAGAGCGTCTGGCCCGAGGGACCGATGCCGGGCAGATCGAGCACCGCGTGCAGTTGGCCGCCGCCCCGTCCGCTGAAGTAGAACCACTCCAGGTCAGACATCGTCCTGGCCGTCCTTCAGGAGCATCAGCGGTGTCGCCCGTTCCAGGGCCAAGGCCGCCCGCACCAGGGCCACCGCCACCCGGTGCCCCTCCACCGCCTCGTCCTCGGTGGCGTAGCGCCACATGTTCTCATCCAGCGCACCGCCGAAGATCATCGTCTCGAAGATGATCGGCGGACCGATCCGGGCGTAGTTCATGTCCATGCCGATCCAGACCGTGGAGATCCGTACCTCGTCCTCGCTGCCCAGGCCCAGGATCGTCTCGGCGACCCGCATATAGCCGCGCGGGTAGTCCGGTCTGTCCTCCCGCCGTTTGGCCCAGCACATCAGGCACAGCGTCTTGCCCTGCCGGTCGTAGTACATCGGCAGGTACGACGGTCCGGCGGAGTCATCGTGCCCGCAGTCCCGCCAGAAGCCGTTCTGGTCGGTCATGGCTCCCGCTCTACCTCCTCGTCGTCGGACGGGTCCCAGGGTGAGAACAGCGCGTCCCGCGTGCTGTCCCGGTTCGCCCAGGCGTAGGTCGGGCACGGCCACGCCCAGCCGCACTCGTTGCAGTCACCGGTCGTGCCGCCGTGCTCGTCGACCTGCTTGGCGTGCATCTCGGCAATGCGCTGCATCCGTTGTTCCACGCCGCTCGTCACGCTTTCCTTCCCGTCGGCATGGTCGGCGGCGATGGTCAGCACGGCCGCCAGTCGGCGGGCCCCGGCCGGGGTCAGCACGATGAGTTCTTCGGGTCGGGCCGGGTAGATCGTCACGGTCCGGTACCGGCTGGACGTGCCGTCCGCCCCGATGTCGCAGCCGATGCCGGTATGGAAGGTGCGGACCCCGTCGTAGTCGGAGTACTCCACGTCGTCGGTCATTTCCCGACCCTTTCCAGCCACTCACGCAGTGCCGCTGCCACGTCCGCGCGACTTGCTTGGCCACCGTTCATCAGCAGGCCGATGACCAGGGCACCCATCCCGTCGACCAATATGGTCATGTCACCGGCGGCGTCCACCTGGTCCCAGACCTGCTGGCGCAGCACGTCGTCGCGGGTCACCCCGGACAGGGTGTAGCTCAGGGCCAGCCGTATGCAGGCGTTGCTGTAGTCGTCGTCCGATCCCCATCGCGCGCTCATTGCTCGGCCTTTACAGGACCGGTCCAGTCATGGCACGCCCCGCAGTAGCGTTCCTTGATGTCGTTCTCGTTGTACGACCTGCGTCCGCAGCGGGGGCAGGTGAACCACCACTCGACAAGTGGCTTCAGGTCCTGACCCTGGGCCCCCCAGCACCACTCGCACGCGGCACAGGACAACTCCGGCCCGCTGCCGATGTCATAGGGCTCCCGCACCGCCACCACGCCGCAGCTTGGGCAGGTCGTGGGTAATCGCCTCGGCTCGGTCATCACTCGGCCCCGCTGACGTCATCGGGGATGGCGATGAGTTCCAGCTTCAGCCCCATGGCCTGGAACATCGCCACCAGGTGGCCGAACAGTTCACCGAGGGCCTCCTTGGGGTCGTCGTAGCCGTGCAGGACGATCCCGCCCGTCACGTCGTCGGACAGGAACACGATGCACTTGTCCTTCTCCTGGCTCTCCGGATGAGCGTCGAAGGTGTCGGTCATCGCATCGCAGATGCGGGTCAGGCGGTCCATCGGTTGGGAGGATTTCTTTACCATCGGGTTCTCCATTCTTGGTCGGAAACCAAAAAAGGGCCGCCTGGGCAGGCGGCCCCTTCGGGGTCGGTGGTCAGTCAGACGTGCCGGGTCGGTTGACCTTGATGATGGGCCGGGATGGCTCTATCACCCGGGTTGTCATCTGCCTCCGGAGGAGGTCCAGGATCTCGTCGCTCTTGGCTTCCAAGAGTTCGATCTTGATCTCCAGGGCCCGGATGGCGGCGCTGGTTTCACGCAGCCGCACCAGGCTGATGGCCAGCAACCGGCTCTCTTCCGATTCTGTCATGTGTTCTCCTGTGGGTATGGCTCCCCCACCCCTGTGGCGGGGGTAGCTCGGCTAGTCTACCACACTATTACATCTGCCGTAACCAGGCCGCTATCTTCGCCGGATGCGGACACGTGCGGGGACACGGTGGGAAGACTTGAGGCTATGAGCACCGTGCGCAGGACGACGATCCTGATCCTGCTCGGTGTCGCCGTGCTCGTCCTGGCGATCTTGATCCTGATCCGGAATCGCTCGCTGGACACCGATCTGCTGGCCGTCATCGGCGTGCTCGGGGGCGTGGCCATCGTGGTGGTGTCCCTGCCGACGACGAAGGACAAGGATGACGATTGAGCCGGGGTGACTGCTGGCTGCGGCTGTTCCTGCTGGTCGGGGCGCTGCTCGTCCTGGAGGTGCTCGTCTGGTGGTGGTGGTACGTCGGCTGAGCCCTACCAGGTGAACAGGTGCTGCCAGTCGTCGTTCCAGATCTCGCCGTAGCGGCTGGTGGTGGCCGCGTAGCGGTCCCGCTGCCACCGGGAGACGCCGTCGGCGGTCGGCTGCTCGAACAGCCCGTCGGCGAACCCGGCGTCGTAGCCCAGTTCGTTGATGCGGTCCTGGATGGCCTTCACGTCGGGCTGCTCGTTGGCGTTGAAACCGCCGTGCGACTCGTTCGGGCCGGTGATCAGGCCGAAGTACTCGCTGGTGGGCATGTAGCTCGGCCAGGGTCGGCGTAGCTGGCCACCACCGGGCGGCTGCGGGGCCGGGGTCGAGCCGCCGCCCCCGAACAGCGCGGACCAGTCGTCCGGGTGGATCAGGCCGGTCTGGGGCCGTCCGGTGGCGGCCTGCCAGCGCACCACCCCGTCGACCGTCTGCTGCTCGTACAGCCCGTCCACGTAGCCCGCGTTGAAGCCCAGGTCGTTGATCTTGTTCTGGATCTGGGTGACCCCGTTGCGCACGACGTCGTCGTCGTACTCATACGCCCCGGAGTGCTGCTCGTTCGGCCCGGTGACGATGCCGTACCAGTGCCCGGGCGGCAGGGACCAGACCCCGGGCGCGGGCATCGGGACCGGGGGAGCGCTGCCGCCCCCGGCGTTGATGACGTCGGCGATGGTGGCCAGCCGGTTGGTGTCGTTGGCGTAGGCCCGATAGAAGGAAAGGTGCACATGCCACAAATGGGACGAATCCCATTCGCCGTTGCCCTCGTGGCCGTTGGACAGGTCGTAGCTCTTGGTCACGCTGCCGTTGGTGGTCCCGCCGAACTCGCGCAGCCCGGATAGCCGGGAGTCGCCCGCCTTGGCTGCATCGAGCAGCCGCTGGGTCACCAGCTTCATGTCCCCGGAGTTGAAGGACACGTCCAGGGCCGAGGCGGCCTGGCCGTCGCCCTGCTTGTCCAGGGCGAGTTGGCGGGAGTAGTCGTTGGAGGGCAGCACGTCCCGGCAGCGGTGGTAGCCGTAGGTGTGGGCCGAGTCGCCGATGATGCCGGACATCTGCTTGCTGCCGATGGTGATGCGGTTGTACACGTTCTGAATCGCAGCGGGAGCGTATTCGGTCATGCTCGCAGGCTAAACCCGAATGAGGTCCGGACATAGGAAAGCCCCGCCTCCCGGGCTGGGATGGCGGGGCTTTCGGGTCCCTAGTTGATCGTCTGCCACGAGTTTCCGTCGGACGACACCAGCACCTTGTGCTCGGCGGCGGGGTAGGAGCCGACGGTGACCTGGCACTCGAAGTAGTGGGCGTTCTCGTGGATGCAGTTGGCCGAGACGGTGGAGCCGTCGGTCACCTTGTCCTGGTAGCTCTGCTCGACCGACGTGGAGAGGGTTGCCTCGTCCATGTAGGTGGCGGATGAGCCGCTGTCGCCGCTGCTGTCGTTGTTGCTGTGCTCGCCGATGGCGATGACCACAACGGCCAGGATCAGCGCGATCCAGATCTTCCGGTGGCTCTTCTTCTTGGCCGGGGCCGGAGGGGTGGCGTCTTCGAACATGTTGTTCTCCTTGGGGTAGTCGGGCAGGTATCTCCTGCCTTTCACTATTACCCAGTATACCACATGATTAATTAACGGGCATAAGGAAAGCCCCACCGCTCAATTGATTGCGGTGGGGCTCTCGGCTAGCGGTGGATCGGGATCGACCTAGTCGTTGATGGCCTGCCAGGCGGCACCGAGGGCGGTAACGGCTCCCAGCGGCGGGTAGATCGCGGTGGCGGCTGCGGTGGCCAGGACCCGGCGGGTGTTCCGCTTGAAGCGGGGGGTAACCCGCAACAGGGCCTGGTCGTCGTCGCCATCCAAGCTCACGAACTTGCGGCTGGGGCGCTTCGGCGTCTCGGTCGCCGTGGCCTGGGTCGGTTCCGTCTCCGGAACCTCGGCCTCGACAGCGACGGTGGTCTTCTCGTTCTTCTCGCTCATTGTGTTCTCTTTTCTCTGGGGTGGGGAGCTATCTGCTCCCTCACTGACTCCACTATAACACACTATGATTTCTGTTGTCAAGGTGAAACGTGGAAAGCCACCTGAAATGGGTGGCTCGCTCTGCTGTTGACTGTACCACACTATAACAAGGAAGGCGAACAGACGGGCCCGGAAAAGCCGAAGAGCCACCCGGTGTGAGGGGAGTGGCTCTTCGATGTGGTTACGCAGTGTTCAGTTGTACCGCCGAGAATACGTCTTCCCCTTCCGGGGAGCGAAGGGTTTACTCCTCCTCCAGTACGGCCACCACCTGGTCCAGCTTGGCATCCACCTCGTCCAGCTTGGAGACCAGCGTGGAGATCATCCGGGACATCTCCTGGATAACGGTGCCGAGCCGGTCGGCCACAGCGTTGGCCACCTCGTCGTTGTGCTGATCGTCAGCCATTCTCATGCTCCTTCGGTTACTTCGGCGGATTCCAGGGCGTGGAGTATCTCGTACAGCGCGGAACAGATGCCCTCAATGGTGGCATCCACGTCCAGACCGGACATGGAGACGACCAGGGATACCTCATCCTGGTCCGGAGCCAACTCCACCAACAGGTAGGGGGTATCCCCGATCAGCCGGTAGTGCTCATAGGCAGTGGGTTCGTCTCGGAAAGCCACGTCCTCCATACCGGAATCCTCTTCTCCTCGGCGGTCCGGATACAGTCTGCGGTACCCCGACCACCGGAGAAGGCCACCAGTATTCCGGGAGCGAAGTGCTCCAGCATCAGCCGGTTCCGCAGCGGTCCGGCCCGATTCCCGTAGAGGTTCCAGTCCGGTAGGTAGACCCGGACCGGACAGCCCGTCTTCACCGCCCAGCGGGCCGCGAGGGTATCGGCCCCGGCTGCCCCACCGTGGGCCAGCACCGAGATATCCAGCGAGTTCAGGGTTCGGGCCAGGTACCGGTCATCGGCGAAGTTCCGGCCTCCGGTCACCGCCACCCGTAATCCGGTCTCCCGGGGCGGGAACTGTTCCGGGTCGATGACCTTCCGCTGAGCGGTGGCCGCACATCCGGCATGCTGCAGAGCCCACCAGTTCCTCTCGGGTCGGATCAGCAGTTGACCGGCGTAGATCCGCATCCCGCACAGCCGACAGCGCTTGCCGATCAGCGACCCGGTCGCCCGGACCAACCGGACGGTGGAGGACTCATCCTCACCCTCGGAGGGGATGAGCGGTGCTTCACCGTGGGGTGCGGCCGGACGATCGGAGTCCACTGGGGAAGCATAGGGCCCCGACCGGGTTGCCATCCGTATGTCGGGGCCCTGCTGCGGTGCTACGCATTACCAGTTATACCCGTTTGTGGAACAACCACACCAGGAAACCCTTGTCGGGGAAAGCAGTCCCCACCCGGCTGCCGGGGGCCGCAGGCGGCCCCAAAGACACAAGACCCCCAGCGCATCCTCACCAGAAAAAATCATTCCTGGCTGCATCTTCTCCGCAACGGTCACCGGCTGTGAGGGAATCCCTCGGCTTGCCCGCCTACGTCAGCGGGTTCCGGCATGGCCGTACAACCTCCACTGACGAGGGTTTGACCTCGGGGGTAAGCCGGGCTCCAGTAGTAACTTCGCAAGCTGAGGGATCGTCGCTCCGACGTAGTACTCTGGGCTTGCGTTCTAGACAATCGCCACCCTACAACCGACCTCGGTCGGGGACCAGGGCGCGTAACGCCCGATTTGGGGATTGCACCCCGGTCGGGCGTTACTTTTTCCCCATGACGATCACCGAGCAGGCGGCGGCCCTGGCGGCCCGGTTGCCGCCCGACACGCGGGACGCGCTGGATGACTTGTATGACGAGGACCAGCGAGCAGAATGGCAGCGACGGTACTTCCTGTCCTGCGCTCGTCGCCGCCGCACAATGATCTTCTTGGCCCTCCGGGAGGCCGGGTACAGCACGTCCCCCTGAGTCCGGTGAACCTTCACCCGGTTCTCCATTGGAGTCTGTCCTACTCTGGTGCATCTTGATCTAATCGTAATGTCCGAGTAGAACTGTGCCATGCGGTTGCCATCGCCTGAAGCCCTCCTGCTCTCCTCCGTCCTGAACACCTCAGACCTCTCCGAAGCCCTGCGCCGGGGTGTGTGCCCCGAGCACTTCACCGGCTACCGGGCCGAATGGGAGTTCCTGACCCGGTACAGCCGGGACTACCACGACACCCCGTCCCTGGACGTGGTGCTGTCGGTCTATCCGGAGTTCCCCTACCGCACCGGGGCGACCGAGGTGGCCTTCTTCGCCGACCAGGTCATCGAGCGGCACAACCACCGCTCGGTCAAGGCGATGCTGCTGGCCTCGGCCGACCACCTGGCCTCGGGCGACCTGGGCCAGGCCGTGTCCGCGATGCGCTCGGTCAGCGTCACCGGGACATCCCTGCCGCCGACCGACGCCGTCCGCAGCTACTGCGTGGCCGACGAACTGGACGCCGAGCGGCAGAACGCGGTCCCCTATCCCTGGGCCACCCTCCAGTCCCACACCGGGGGGATGTGGCCCGGGGATTTCGCTGTCTTCGCCGCCCGCACCACGGTGGGCAAGTCCTGGGGGCTGATCTACGCCGCCGTCAACGCGGTGATGCTCGGGCACACGGTGCGCTACTACAGCCTGGAGATGCCGACCGCCCAGATCGTGGCCCGGGTCCATGCGGTGCTGGGCAACCTGCTCGGCTTCCGCCTGTCCCACACCGCGCTGCACCACCGCAGCGTCGACCGCATCCTGTACAAGCGGCTGCTGGCCGAGATGGAGAAGAAGGTCCCGGGCGTGTTCGAGGTGATCGACACCAGTTCCGGGCGGATCACCCCGGCCTCGGTCGCCAACTGCACCGGGGTGGACCTGGTGCTGGTCGACCACATCGGCCTGATGAGCCAGCCCGACGGCCGCCGGGCCATCGAGGACTGGCGGGTGATGGCCACGGTGTCCAACATGCTCAAGGAGGTGGCCATCTCCTCGGCCGTGCCGGTCCTGGTCGCCTCCCAGATCAACCGGGAGGGCGGTCGGGGCAAGGCACTGCCGGGGATAGCCGATCTGGCCCAGAGCGACGCGATCGGGCAGGACGCCGACGTGCTGGTGACGATGCGCCGGATGGCCGGGCCGGTGATGAAGTACGCCCTGCCCAAGAACCGGCACGGGCTGAACGAGGTGAACTTCTATGGCCGGTTCGACCCGGACTACGGTCGGCTGTCCGAGATCACCCGGGAGACGGCGGAGGACCTGTGCGATGAGACCACGTGAGGGGGCGAACCCGGACCAGTGGGACATCATGGACGTCGGCTTCCTGGATTACTTCCGGGTGCTGGACTACATGGAACGCGGCAAGGACCTGGGCGGGACGGACATCTGGATCTCCCAGTGGTTCGACGCGCCGCACTGGCGGACCCTGCTCTACGGCCACTGCACCCATGAGGACACCGTGAGCCAGGGCGTGTACACCGTCCCGGACGACGTGCTGGCCACTACCAGCGACCTGCCCCGGTTGACCGCCCTGGCCTTCATGGCCGCCCTGCGCGAGGCGTACCGGCGGTGCGGGATCTGGCCGTCGGGCTGGAAGGAGTGCCCGGACTGTGCCGGGGAGGGCATCGCCGATGGCGAACAGTGCGAGATGTGCCACGGCGAGGGGGGTTGGCATGACTGATCCGACGCAGACCTGCCAGATATGCGGCCGGGTCGTCACCGTCACCCCGGACGGTCGGGGCTTTCCGCCGGACATCGCCAAGCGGAAGCTGGCCAAGCTCTGCCGGGAGGACGGGCACAAGTCCGACCCGAGATACCGGGCCGGTCTGTACCTCGTTCCCAAACAACCGTGATCACGCTGACCCAGGCCCTGGCCAACGGCACCGGGACCGAGCGCAAGTTCTCCTGTCCGGTGCACCACGACACCAATCCATCGGCGTCGGTCAACGTGGTCAAGGGCAAGTGGTTCTGCTACGTCTGTCACGCCCACGGCACCCTGGACGGCGCGGTCTACGACGATCTGGACGCCTACGCCATCCTGGACACCATCACCGCGATGCTCGACGAGCCCGAGAGCGAGTACCACTCGGAGGGGTGGCTGGACCAGTTCGACGCCGGACGGCCGTGCGAGTACTGGCTGGCCCGCTTCGAGCCGGAGACGGTGGCCCACTTCCGGCTGGGCTATGACGCGGTCAAGGACGCGGCGACCTACCCGCTGCGCTCCCCGGCCGGGAACCTGATCGGGGTGGTCCGGCGCGACCTGGTCGGAACCTCGACCAAGTACCGCTACCCGTACCGGACCCGGACCACCGACCTGTTGTTCAACTACGGCTTCGACCAGGTCGAGCAGGTGCTGCTGACCGAGGGCGCGACCGACGCCATGGCCGCCTGGGAGGCGGGCTACACGCCGGAGAACGGCAGCCTGGCGGTGGCCTGCTTCTCCAACCGGCTCTCGGCCCATCAGACGTGGCTGCTGAACCGGATCAGCCCGGAACGGATCGTGGTCTGCTTCGACGACGACGAGGCCGGACGGGTCGGAGTCGCGCAGGTCCAACAGGCGCTGGCCGGAGAATACCCTGTGTTTCGCGCGGTATTCGGTGGGGCCAAGGACCTGGCCGAACTGTCCCCCGACCTCCGCAGGAAGAGCGTCCGGCAGGCTATTGCACTCTGACTAAAACAGGGATACGTTTGGTATCCAGAAAGTGAACCATAGTCAGAGGAGAGACGATCATGACAGCCTTGCGGGTCACCCGTTCCGGGGCCCCTCCCGGGAACTACGCCGCGAAGATAACCGCCCTGGCCCAGGGGTTGAAGAACGCCAAGGAAGCACTGGAGGCGGCCCAGGAGGCCGTGACGGTGCTCCAGAACGAGATGCTGACGGCGATGTCGGCCCAGGGGTTGGCGTCCACGACCGTCGCGCTGGGCGATGCCCGCTACAAGGTCACCATGGTGGCCGGGGAGCGGCTGGAGATCGACGAGGGCGGCCTGCGCAAGGACCTGTCCGCGCCGGTGTTCGACAAGCTGTGCAACCTGAAGATCGACCGCACCAAGCTGGAACTGGCCATCGCCGAAGGCCGGGTCGACCCCGTCGTGGTGGCCTCCCACACCACCCATCGGCACAACCGGCCGTTCGTGAAGCTGACCGTGGTGGCCGGGAGCGAGCAGTGATGGTCACCAAGGCGAAGCCGAAGCTGGCCCAGTTGGCCCGGGGGAAAACTGTCACACCGGTGGTGCAGGATGCCGTTGTCGAGGAAGGCGATGGGCGGGGCAACCCGGTCCACCGTTTCGTGGCCCAGTTGCGGGAGAAGGACGGCATCAACTACCTGACCACCGCCGAGGTGGCCAAGACGCTCGGTGTCTCGACCAACTGGGTCCGCAAGATCCAGCGACAGAAGATGTTCGGGGTGCCGAGCCTGGCCACCCAGTTGGGCCAGATCACCGTCTACCTCTACACGCCCGAGGACGTGGACAAGGTTCGCCGGTACCTGGCCGATCGACAGACCGTTTTTACCAACCCGGCCCAGGGACGGGCCGATTCATGGGAGGACGTGGTGAGTCGCCGTGAGCGAACCCCGCAAGATGAAGATCGTCCGTAGTTCCGTCAGTGCGCCGAGGACGATCGAGGCCGAACCGGCCAAGGAAGTCGTCCGGCCGCTGGACGAGCAGGACTCGATCCAGCCGCTGCACTCGGGTGACCGGATCGAGTACGGGGTCACCCACGAACTGAGCGTGGACGGCGACAAGGCCTGGGTGCGCTACGGCGTCACCAGCACGCTGTCCGAGGGTGAGTCGGTCGAGGCGGCCAACCGCCGGGTGACCGAGTTCGTCAATGCAGTTGTCATGCAGTCCGCCACCGAGGTGGCTCAACAGATCATGCGAGGTTGATTAAATTGAAGTTCGGCAGACGTGTCGGCGAGGCTGGCATCACCAATCAGAGCGCCGCGACGGGGGATTGGCCCAAGAGCCTGCGCAAGGGCGAGACCCGGGTCCGGTTCCTGTCCGAGATCAGCGACTGGAACGAGTACTGGGAGCACTTCGACGATACGGTGAAGTTCTTCCCCTGCACCGGGGACAAGAGCACCTGCCCCGGCTGCACCAGCCCGGTCGAGCGCACGGCCAAGGCGTCCAAGCGCTACCTGGCCCCGGTCCTGGACCCCAAGACCGGCAAGGTCTGGGGATTGAAGATGGGGATCGACCTGGCTAACCGGATGAGCCTGCGCAGTGACCGCAACAACGGCACGGTGGTCAACCGGGACTACACCCTGATCCGCACCGGCGACGGCCTGGACACCGAGTACGACGTGGAGCAGGAGGAGATCGTCGCCATCAACCTGGACGTCTACCGCGAGTCCATCGACATGGACGAACTGTTGATGACCCAGTTCCTGGCCGCCTGGCCGGACGCCCCGGAGATGAACGGTAACCGGCCGAGCGCACCCCCGGTCAAGGCGACGGCCAAGGCCGCTCCCCGGGCCCCCCGGCAGCGCAAGCCCGAGCCGGAGGACGAGCCGACCGAGTCCCAGAAGATCACCGAGAACCTGCGGGCCAAGGCCAAGGCCAAGGCGGAGGCCGAACTGGCCAGTGATGAGCCCCCTTTTGAGCAGAAGGCCGGGGACGAGACCGACGCCTCCAGCGACGAGCAGACGGTGGAGATCACCGAGGAGGACCTGCGCAAGATGCCCCGGCAGGACCTGATCAAGCTGGCCCGGCAGGCCGACATCTCGATCACCCTGACGATGAGCCGGGAGGAGATCGTCAACCTCTTCCTGGACCAGTTCGCGGTCTGACAGCGGGCCCGCGAGGAGTGGACTTCGATGAAGTTCCGCAGGTGTGTGGTGTGCGGCCTGCTGGTGGCGGGCGGACAGGTCATGCACCGCTCCTGCGGGACCGTGGCATTCGAGCCATCGTCCATGAATGGACGCAATGACAACGAGGCTCAGCGCGATGGAGGGATAGCAGCGCTGCCTCGTTCGGGTACCAAACGCCGATTGATTTACGACGAGATCATCGCGGCTGAGCGTGAAGGTCGCATCAATGACGAACTGTGCGACGCAATCGATATCCCATACAACAGTGTCGGACCTCGGGTACGTGAACTGCGCGGCGCGAAGATTCTGGGGTCGGACCCGCCTCGGTATCACCCGATCCTGGTGAAGGACTCCGGTCGCAGACGTCCGGGGAAGTCTGGTGTCGGACAGATGATCTGGATAGGGGTGCAATACCAATGAGGATGCTGGTCGACAGGGAGGATTGTCTGCTCTGTCCGAGGTGCGGTTTCGAGTACACGCACGTCGATCTGGTCACGGTGGCGGCCAGGCAGACCGAAGACGAGCAAGAGATCTTCTTTCAGATGGATAGCCGGGGAGGCGTCTCCGAGTACGTCGAAGCGCCGGTCGGGCGGCGTGTCGGCGACGGTCGCAGGCACCGGTTCGTGTTGCACGGGACCTGCGAGAACGGGTGCCGGTTCGCGCTCGTCTTCACCCAGCACAAGGGCATCACACTCGTGGAGGCGGTCTGAATGACCGAGGATCAGGACCCCGTTCAGGTAGCCCGGTTGCTGGCCTCGCTCAATGAACACCGGCATGTCATCCAGTTCCGGGACGACGGGTGGACCATCGCCCACCCGTTGCCCGAACGCCTGGACGGCTCGCTGTTCGACTGCCCGATGATCTGGCGGGACGACGACCCCGGCGTGCGTGGCCGCTTCTGGCTCGGTGAGGACGGCACGCTCGGGGGGCCTCTATGAGGCTTCGCCGCAGACTGAACGACGCCGAGGTGCACATGTTCATGAACGCGCTCACCCCGGGCGTGGTGGTGGAGTACCTCGGCCGGGACCGGGTTCGTCTCACCATGCCCGACGACTACTGGTACCCGTTGCGGGTGCGGCTCAAATACGGCAAGGAGCCGCACACCATCACGCTGAGCCGGACGCGCCACGGCGTGAAGAAGAACGTCTGGCGACTCATCGACGAAGGATTCATGCAATGAGGTTCAGCCGACACTCCGACGAGGTCTTCGGACATCTGCACGTCCACTCGACCTACTCCAGTGGCGACGCCATCTCCTCGGTCGCCACCCTGGTCGCCCAGGCCACGGCCAACGGCCAGCCGATGCTGGGGCTGACCGACCACGGCAACATGTCCGGGGCGGTCAGCCTCTACACCGAGGCCATGAAGGCGGGCATCAGGCCGTTCATCGGCGAGGAGTTCTACATCGTGCGCGACCGGGCCGACAAGAAGGCCAAGCGCCACCATCTCGGGGTGTTGGCCACCACGTCGGAGGGCTACCGCAACATCGTCGCGCTGTCCTCGCGCAGCCACGCGCAGTTCTACCACAAGCCCCTGCTCGACCTGAACGATCTCGCTGAGATCGCCGATGACGGTCGGTTGCGGGGGCTTGTCGCGTTGTCCGGGTGCTACTCCGGGCTGCCGACCCAGGATCTGCTCAACTACGGCGCGGACCAGGCCCGGACGATGCTGGGCTGCTACAGCCGGTGGTTCGACCAGGTCTACGTGGAACTGATGAACCACGGCATCATCTGGGACGACCTGTCCACCGACGCCGACATCAACGACGCCCTGTTCGACCTGGCCCAGCAGATGGGGCTGCCGGTGCTGGTGACCGGGGACGTGCACTACTGCCATCCCGAGCAGAAGCACCTGCACGACTCGTTCAAGCGGCTGGTCTCCTACGGCTCGGGTGATGACGACGGGGTGTTCCGGGGCGCGGGCTACTACCTGGCCGACACCCCGACGATGAAGAAGGCCCATCCCGCCGCACACTGGATTCAGGGATTGGCCGGGGCGAAGGACATACAACAGCGGTGGGACCTGTCGATTCCGCAACTGGACCACTACTCCTACCGGGTTCCCATCATCTCGGCCGACCCGGTGGCCGAACTCCGCAAGAGGGTTGGGGGCCACGCCGGGGAGCAGCACCTACAACTGCTGGACGAGGAACTCGGCGTCATCGAGAAGACCGGCATGTCCGGCTACATGCTGCTGGTGGCCGAGGTGACCGACTACCTGCGCGAGCAGGGCATCATCTACCAGGTCCGGGGCTCGGCCTCGGGCAGCCTGGTCTGCTACCGGCTGGGGATCACCGCCGTGGACCCGGTCGCCCGCAAGCTGCGCTACGAGCGGTTCATCAGCACCGACCGGACCAAGCCACCGGACATCGACATCGACGTGGACTTCCTGCGCCGGGGTGAGGTGCTGGACTGGCTGCGGGAGCACTTCTCGGTGCACCAGATCGGCACCTACCTCGACCTCGGGCTCACCGACGGCGAGGACGGCAAGGGCAGCCTGGTGGTGAAGTACATGGCCAAGTCCCGGGCCAAAGGCCTGTTGATCTCCTGGGACCAGGTCCCGGAGGAGGACAAGATCACGCTGGCGGCGTTGGCCAACATCAAGGTCAACTCCGGCTACGGGGTGCACGCGGCCGGGCTGGTGCTGACCACGTCGGAGGCCGAGTTCGCCACCCTGGTGCCGACCATGTTCGTGGCCTCGTCCAAGACCACGGTCAGCCAGTACACGATGGGCGACGTCGAGCGGCTCGGGCTGGTCAAGCTGGACCTGCTCGGGCTGCGGGCGCTGTCGACCATCCGGGGCTGCCTGGAGAACATCGACCGTGATCCCCGGGCCGGGCTGGACTGGATACCGGAGAACGACGCCGAGACGCTGAACACGGTCCGCCGGGGCGACACCGTCGGGGTGTTCCAGTTCGACGGCTACACCAACCGGCGCGGGGCCAGGGACATGCGGGTCACCAACCTGGACGACATCATCGCGGTGATGGCGCTGTACCGCCCGGCGGTGATGGGCAGCGGCGGCACGGCCGAGTACCTGGCCCGCCGCTTCGGCAAGCACAAGGTGCCCACCCTGCACCCGGTGCTGGCCGCCTCGCTGCACGACACGCACGGGTTGGTCGTCTTCCAGGAGCAGGTCATCGACATCCTGCGGGCGCTCGGGATGAACCCGGACGACCTGACCGCGCTGCTGAAGGCGGTGAAGGCGTCCAACAACAACGTGGTCGCCGCCGCCGAGGTGATCGCCTCCTACGGCAGCCAGGTGTTCACGATGGCCGACAAGGCCGGGGTGCCCGAGGCCGAGGCCAACCTGCTGTGGCGCGCCATCGAGGGCTATGCCGACTATGGGTTCAACCGGGCCCACGCCACCGTCTACGGGCTGACGGCCTACCGCACGGCCTACCTGAAGACCCACCACACGGTGGCCTACTTCGCCGCCCTGCTGTCCAGCTTCGAGGGGACCAAGGAGAAGGAGCCGTTCTACCGCAGCGACGCCCGCAACCACGGGGTGCGCATCCGCCCGGCGGTGATCAACGTCAGCAACGTCTCCTACACCTACGACCGGTCCACCGGGACGGTGCGGCGTGGGCTGTGCTCGATCAAGGGGATCGGGGTCAAGGCGGCCGAACACCTGGCCGCCCACGGTCCCTACACCTCGCTGGCCGACCTCATCGCCAAGTGCGGCACCAAGCCGGTGACCGGGGGCAAGGACTACCTGCGGACCGGGTTGCTGACCGATCTGTGCGGAACCCTGGAGGTCCTGTACCTGTCCGGGGCGCTGGACGACCTGGACCTGATGCTGCCCGAACCGGTGGTGAAGGCATGAGCAGCCATGCCTACCGGGTGGCCCGGGAACGGTCCGACGGGCGGTGCGAGGTGATGGTCAGCACCGGGTTGATCTGGGACCGCTGCCCGCACGACGCCACCGACGTGCACCATGCGCTGCCCCGCTCGCGCGGCGGCCTGCTGCTGGACCTGGCCAAGGAGAGCTACCACCTGATCTGCGTCTGTCGGGGCCATCACAGCCTCGCCCACGGCAACCCGACGAAGGCCATCTACAGCGGGTTGACCATCGAGGGATTCGTGGTCACGGACAAGAACACGCTTCGGCCGGTCTACACCGGGCCCGATCACTTCCTGAGCCAGAGGTACGGACCGAACAGAGGGACGAACCATGTCATTGAAGAAGCTGTTGGCGGTGGATCTGCCCATCACACCGCGCCACGACCGCTGGCTGGGCCTGCACGCCGACGACCCGCTGCCGAAGTGGGTCGCGGACTGGGTCGCCGGGCAACTGATCACGCCCCAGAGAAACCGTGACGCCACCTTCTCGGCCTCCTCGACCGGGCGGTGCGAGCGCCAGCAGGTGCTGCGCTTCCTGGCCCATCCGGTGTCCGAGAGCTACGACCCGCAGTTGAACCACCGGTTCCAGGTCGGGGACTGGGGCCATCTGCGGTGGCAGGCCCAGGGGCTGTCGGCCGGGTGGCTGGCCCGGGCCGAGGTGCCGGTGCGGCTGGACGAGTTCGACATGTCCGGGACGATGGACGGCCTGCTCGACACCGGGGAGGGCTTCGAGTTCAAGACGATCAACCATCCCGGGTTCAACACGGTGATGAAGGACAAGGCCCCGAAGTACGACCACGTCCTGCAGGTCACCGCCTACATGATGGCGACCGGGATCAAGCGGTTCTCGATCGTCTACGAGTCGACATTCTCCGGGGAGTGGAAGGAGTTCGTCGTCGAGCACAGCCCGGAACTGGAGTCCCTGGTCATCGAGGCGCTGGAGCGGATGGCCCGGTCCCGGGCGGACCGGGTGCTGCCCCCGGTGCGCAGCGAGTGCGAGGACAAGGTGGGCACCGTCTACGCCCAGTGCCCGTACCGCAAGGACTGCCTGACCTGGCACCGGGGAGGTGTGACATGGCCGAGTCGGACGCTGCGCATCCCGATCGAAGTCTGACCATCCCGGTCCGGCACCGCCGGATGGCGATGACCCGACGGCTGCGGGACGTGCCGCTGGCCATCGGGCTGCCGACCCTGGAGGAGTTGGAGGATGAGTTCTTCGGCTACGTGGACGTCCTGCTCGGCCGCCAGGAACCACCCATCGACAACGGCATCATGACGCTGATGGAGGTGTCCGATGCCTATCTGGCCCGGGGCTACGAGGTGGAGATGATGATCCTGGCCGCCGAGCGCAGCAAGGACATCATGCGTTCCAGCCCGTACTCCAAGTTCCGCACCGGCGAACTGCGCAGCTTCATCGAACTGGCCCGCAAGGCGACCGACCTGGGCTCGCGCCGGTTGACGATGGCCCGGCTGGAGCACGACATGAAGGGCGACATGGGCATGGTGGAGCGCTCGTGATCTGCATCGGCATCGACCCGGCCAAGTGGGGTTTCGACGCGATCTCACTGGCCGACGAGCACATCGTGGACAAGCGCACGTTCCTGTCGGACATGAATACCACCTACAAACTACCGGCAACCTCGTTGCAGTTGGTCAAGTCCTCGATCCGAATGATGATGGATAAAGCGATGCGGCAGAATCACGCCGTGGCCGTGTTCTGCGAGGAGCCGGTGGCGGCCGGGGCGCGCAACCTGCGTACCTACGGCCAGTTGGCGATGACGGTGGGGGCGATCATCAGTGCGGTAGCCGAATACACTCCGCGTTGCTATTTAGTTCCGGTAGCCAAGTGGAAAATGAATACGGTGGGTAAGGGGAACGCATCGAAGACAGAGGTTGGACTCTGGCTCAATCAGACACACCCGAGATACGCTGCGGCCTGTGGTGGCCGCCAAGACCTCATTGATGCCTGTTGCATATCGCTCTACGGGATCGGTGTACTCGCCGACGCAGAGAGCTTCACCCCGCAGCCGGAGTGATGCGGTCGGCTTGTTCACCGGTCAGTGGAACTATCCGAACTGGTATGACCAGGGAAGCTGTCTGGACCTTCCATTGGCGATGTTCTTCGGCGAGGAGAACGAGACCGACACCCAGTTGATCGGACCCAGCGTCCTGCATCGGGCCCAACGGATATGCGCAGGCTGTCCGGTACAGGCGCAGTGCCTGACGTACTCACTGGACAAACACATCCTGCACGGGATCTGGGCCGGGACATCCGGCCGGACCCGGGCCCGGATCTGGGCGATGGAACGACGGGGCGAGGTCACCCGGACCGAGGTCCTCGACGACTTCGCCAGCGGCAACGGAGAGCGCTACGAGAAGCTCCCGCGCCGTCGGTCAACTGGAGACGTCACGTTCGATCAGCCGGTAGATGCTGGTCTTGGACAGGTCGGCCAGAGCTTCCGGGGCCACCTTGAACCCCGTGTAGGGCAGCCACTCCACCCGTAGCGGGCGCAGCGACATCACCTGATACCACGCCTTGTCCCCCTTGCCCGGCCCGACCTGGATCGGGAAGACGGCCCCGACGATCTCGCCGTACGCCAGCATCCGGGTCCGCGCCCGCGCCTCATCCAGGGTGAGAACGGTGTTGTCCGACGCCTGGGCCGTGATCACTGTCATGCCCCAATATTGACAGAAAACGATTAATCCCTCTACGAGAGATTCAGCCAGGAAGGGGGTACACAGAGAACATGCTCATCCTCGGTGTGATCCTGCTGGTCCTCGGCTTCGTGCTCGGTATCTCGATCCTGTGGATCATCGGGATACTGCTGGTCATCGTCGGTGCGGTGCTCTGGCTGCTGGGCGGCACCGGCCGCCCGGTCGGCGGTCGCCGCTATTGGTATTGACGCTGCGCCGCCTGCAGCACAAAGGACCCACTCCGGATCAAATGGAGTGGGTCCTCTGCTTTTCAGGACTCAGGATGGCACGGGGGGGCAACAACCCTGAGCACATTCCAGGGTACGTCCGTTTGGGACCGGGAGGCTTTATCCTCACCCGTGTGGAATCTGTGGAATCCGGTGACGAGCAGCAGAGCAACCGGGTCCTCCGATTGGTGCTGCGCCGCCCGGATGCGGAGGCCCAGGTCGAGGAGTTGGCCGCCATCCCGGACGGCTTCGACAAGATCTTCACCAAGCCCTACTACGCCCACCAGTTGCGGCTGGCCGGGCACGACTGGGTCTGGATCGCGGCCAAGATCGGCTACAAGACCCCGTACACGGCCGAGGCGGCGGTGCGCCGCTGGCTGACCAAGAAGGTCGAGGGCAAGCACCTGCCCAACACCCGGGCGATGTTGCAAGCCGAGGCGGTCAAGCTCGACCTGGACCGGTTGGACCGGCTGATGGCCGCCTACTGGGACGAGGCGATCGGCGGTGACCTGGACTCGGCCAAGTACGTGCTCCAGGTGATCGCCCAACGGGCCAAGCATCTCGCGCCGGATAACGCTGGCGGGGTCGCGGCCGTCACCGCCCAGTTCAACACCCTGGTCGTGGGCGGGTCGGAGACGGAGTATGTCGGGGCCCTGCTGCGGGCCCGGGATTCCCTGGGCCCGGCCCACCGGTCGACCGAGCCGGATGACGAGCCGCGCGTGGTGGACTTGGAACCGGTGAAGGAGTGATGACATGGGCAATCTGCACACCCCGCTGACCAACACCCCGGTCGTGGACTGGACCGATACCGCCGTCGGCCCGGACGTGCCGCAGTCGATGATGAACGCGCTCGGCTCACTGGAGCGCTACGCCAACGTCCCGGTCCCGGACGCGCCCACCCGCGAGACCCTGATGCCGACGGCGCAGCGCTACGTCGGCCAGGTCACCTACAACGTGGCGACCGACACCTTCGAGTACTGGAACGGCACGAAGTGGAACGCGCTCAACCGGGCGGCCACGCTACCCGGCACGATCCACACCATGAGTTATCCGGGAGTTGTCCTCCAACCCAACGCCTACTACGACTACCGGGTCGCGGTGAATATCACCTCGCCCTGCGTCGTGGTGATCTGGGGCAAGATCGGTGGTTACACCAATATCGGCCCTGGTCAGTGGGGCGGCCTGCTCATCCAGATGTTGCACAACGAGGGGGTGTGGGCCAATCACGGAGGAGTGAACGCCTTCTACCCGGCCAGCTACGGTGGTGGCCAGTTGGACCTCGGAAGTTGGGGGCGCTGGGTCTGTGATCCGGGTGCGCACACGTTCGGGGTACGGGCCGTGGCCCAGGGGGGAAGCAACGCCGTCTATCTAGGTTTGACGAGTGTGATGTTGATGAAGGTCTCCGGGGTGGCCAACAGCGCGGCCGGGGTCAACGCCTACGGGGACTGGTGAGATGTCCGTCGACACCCAGGTGACCGACCCTGTCCCGGACCAGCAACTTGTCGCGGCGGCGATGTACAACCCGAAGCCGCAACCGGTCACGGCCGAGCAGTTCCTGGCCGCGAAGACGGCGATGACCTTGACGACGTTGCTGGCGACGACGACCGACTACACGATCAATCCGACCGGGGTGCGCTCGGCCCACTGCCAGTCCCATGCGGACTCGGGCAAGGCGTATGTCATGAACGACACGGACTGGCTGGTGCTCGGCCCGAACCTGGAGGCGATCTACACCAACACCCAGTTCACCGCGCTGTTCGGTGCCGCGCCAGGCAACTCGATGTCCTTCTCGTTCGGCCCGACCCCGTCCGATCCGATGACGGTGCAGGTGATCGTCTTCATCGGCGGGGCGGCCGGAACGGTGGACATCGACTGGGGTGACAACACCACGCACTACACCGGGTCGGTCGGGGTCGGCATCAACCCCACGCTCACCCACACCTACACGACGGAGTCCTTCTTCACGCTCTGGGTGGCCTACTCGGTCGGGGGTGTACAGACGGTGGCCCAGGGCGGCAGCTTCCAGGCGAAGGCACCCATCCCGCCCCAGAGCGCTATCTCCATGATGGGGCCGGGCGGTCAGCCGATCACCGAGGGTGGTCCGATGCCCACCTCGGCGGCGGGGAACTATGGCTTCGCCCTGCCGCCCGGGAACAACCCGACCGGTATCGGAATGTTCGTCACCGCGCCGGACATGCCGTACCGGGATGCGGGCTTGTATGGCGAGGGGATCGGAAGCATGGGAACGTACACGGACGAGGAGATGGCTGCCTTGAACGAGCAGAATCCCTACTTCGAGGCACCGACCCAGCCGACCCCGCCGCCGGGCGCACCAACACCGTGAGGAGGCGACCATGTCGGCTGGAGTAGCGGATTTCGTCATCGAACAGGGTGCGGACTGGGCCGTGCAGGTCTACTGGCGCAACGAACAGAGCGGTCACGCCATCCCGGCCCAGGGGCCGATGGACATGGACATCGTCTCGGCGGTGACCGGCCAGCGGCTGATCCGGCTGGATGACGGGGCCAATGGCGGCATCCAGAACGGTGGTGCGCCCTTCGGCATCATCCAGTTGGAGATCACCCGGGACACCACGATCAACTTCGCGGTCGGCAACTACGTCTACGACCTCTACGTCTACTCGGTCGGGCCGCCGCTCAGCCGGGTCCGGATACTGCGGGGCAGCGTCAGTGTGGCGTCGGCGATCACCGATCTCGGGGTGACGACGGGCGTCAATCCCGGGGTGCAGCCGCCGGACATCATCATGAACACCTCGGTGGCGGGCGGCGTGGTCTATTTCAGTTTCGACGGCAACAATCCGACCAACCAGTACGACAACCCAGAGAACGGCCTGCCCCAGCGGGCCGGTCTGATCGGGGCGGGCGGTTACCCGCCCGCCGCCACGGTGGTCTATGGCGGGAGTGCCGGGAGCGGTGCGCTGGCCGACCCGCAGGGCCGGGCGATCACCGGGAACCAGGTGAATGCCTGGCTGGCCGCAGGCGCGATCATCACGATGATCTACAACGTGACCACCAAGGGCATGACCATCAGCAAGGTGGAGACCACTCCCGGTGGCCTGCCCTCACCGCCGACGGCGATGCTGCTGGCCGGGGCCGATTCAGGAGGTGAGTGATGCCCGATCAGGTAGTGCGAGTGACCAACGGTTCATCGTTGGTGGTGCGGACCGGTTCGATCCTCGGGGTGGGCCCGTCCGGTCCCATCGGCCCGCAGGGCTCACCCGGCCCGCAGGGCGTTCAGGGCACCATCCTGTTCACCAGCCCGACCCCACCACCGTCCAACTACAGTCCGGCCCCGCGCACCGGTGACCTGTGGGTGGACCCGGCCACCGGCCTGTTGTCCGTCTACAACTCCACCACCGGCAACTGGGTGGCGGGCACGACCAGCATCAAGGGCCCGCAGGGCATCCAGGGCATCCTCGGCCCGACCGGTCCGCAGGGCATCCAGGGCATCCCGGGAACGGCGGCCAACGGGTTCAACACCTTCAACGACCTGCTCCCACCGGCCAAGCGGCACTAGCGCCCGGTGACCGTACCCACCACTCCGACCGGGCCGAGCACCGCTGAACTTCATCCCCGGCTCGCCCAGCGGTCGCTCTCACCCGGAGCGAGCGGCAGTTCCGTCGCGCTGGCCGAGATCGCCGGTCGGGTGGCGGAAGTAGAGCAGGACCTGACTGATCTGCCCTCGCTGGATGCGCTCGCCGGTATGCCCACGGGCGGGGCCACGGGCACCATCCTGACCAAGAAGACCGAGCAGAACTATGACACGGCGTGGACGGCAGTCACCCGGGCCGAACCTCCGAGCATCGCCCTCAGGGTCGGCGCGAACCAGGTCATCAGTACGGTCAACGGGACGTTCTACCGGCCGGACATGAGCGTGTACGTCGACCCGTCAGGGCCACTGGCGAACAATCAGACGTTCTTCACCGCCATAACCGGCGGTGGAAACACCCGGGTCCAGGTCCTCCAGGACGGCACCTACGCCATCAGCGCCTCGTTGAAGATCTCGCAGGCCCCGGCCGCCCCCTACACGCTCCTGCTGAGTCAGTACCTGTCCTGGACGGGGGCAGGCCGCCGGGTGCTCGCACACTCCGGTGTTCCTTCCGGGGTCTGGGAATCGGCGGTCTCGGCCGTGACCCGGCTCAACGCCGGGGTCTTCCTCGACGTCCAGATCGAGGCATTGAGCACCGGTACCGCTACCGTCTATAGGGATTCGCTCACGGGCGGTCTGGTCTCCGATGCCGGGAACTTCACCGTCGTCAAGCTCTGACCAGGAGGCACCATGACCACTCCACCGCCAGGGGACGGTCGTAACCAGGTGGTCGACCTGTCGGTGATCGACACGGACTGGGGCAATGCCATCGCCGACCGGACCGTCCAGTCCTACGCCAACCAGTCCGATCTGAACTCCGTGTGGGGCGCGGCCCGCAACGGCTCGACGGCCTACACCGTCGACACCGACGAGTTCTGGGTCCGCCAGGGCGGGGTCTGGAAGCGGACTCCGGGCGGGTATATCGGCGGGGTGGTCGGTCCGGCCGTCCAGATCGCCTGCCAGGCCTGGACCACCCTGATCGAGTACGACTTCCCGGCCAAGGTCGGCCGGAGATACCTGCTCGACGGCTACGTCGATTCACAGCAGATCACCGCCAACGGGGCAACCGGGGTCGTGATCCGGGACGACCAGGGTCTCCAGCGGTGGCTCAAATACGAGAGCATCCTGGTCCCGGGTGCATCCCTGGCCGGGTCGTGCACGATGATCTACACCCCGACCGCGACCAAGACGGCCGCGATCCAGTTGGTTGGGGGGACCTCGGCCGGACAACTGGTCATCCCGGCCAACTGGGCCCAGATCCAGGTCATCGACATCGGCGGATTATGACCGGAACGCTGCAACTGCTCCGGCCCCCGAAGACGAGGACCGAGCTTTATCTGCTCACCCAGGTCCTGTGGAACGTCACCATCCCATCCAAACGGGTCTGCCCGCACCACTCCAGCCCGTTCGACGCCTACGCCGAGGCGTTCTTCGCCGAGACCCCGGTCAGCGTCTGGCTGGCCAGTCGCGGTCTGGGCGGCAAGAGCCGCACACTGGCCTACCTGACCCTGACCGAGGCGGTCGTGCTCGGGGCCAACGCCACCCTGCTCGGCGGCTCGCTGGCCCAGTCCCAGAACGTCCACGAGGCGATGCAGGAGGGCTGGGAGGCCCCGCTCGCCCCGACCCAGATGGTCCGCAGCGACACCTCGACCAAGCTGGTGCTGACCAATGACGCCACCGTCCGCCCGCTGACCGCGTCGCAGCGCACCGTGCGTGGTCCCCACCCGCACCGGCTGCGGATGGACGAGGCCGACGAGATGGACCAGGCGATCTTCGACGCGGCCCTGGGCCAGGCGCTGGCCAGCAAGGGCATCCAGAGCCACACGGCGGTCTCCTCGACCCACCAGTACCCGAACGGCACCTTCACCGAGGTGCTGCGCCGGGCCGGTGAGCGGAACTGGCCGGTGCACCGCTGGTGCTGGAAGGAGTCCAGCAACGACTACGACGGCTGGCTCACGCCGGAGATGATCGAGCGCAAGCGCGCCGAGATCCCGGAGGAGATGTGGAAGGTCGAGTTCGACCTCCAGGAGCCCTCGGTCGGCAACCGGGCCTTCAACACCGATGCGGTCGAGCGGATGTTCTCGCTGCCATCCGAGCAGGAGTACACCCGCACGGTGCGTGTCGACCTGGAGCGCTACGAGTTCGAGCCGCCCCAGCGGGCGGCCGAGTACGTGATCGCGGCCGACTGGGCCAAGGAGCAGGACTACACGGTCATCTGCGTGTTCCGCACCGAGCGCCGCCCGATGAAGCTGGTCTGGTACTACCGGGCCCGGCGGCGGCCCTACCCGGTGATGATCAAGGAGTTCAACGACCAGATGCAGCGCTACTACGCGCGCGGCATCCACGACGCGACCGGGGTCGGCAACGCCATCAACGACCTGCTGGACATGCGGGCGACCAAGTTCGTGATGGTGGGCCGGGAGCGGGACGACCTGCTGTCGGAGTATGTGGCGGCGGTGGAGCGCGACCTGGTCCGGGCCCCGCGCATCCCCTCGGCCTACACAGCCCACCTGTACTGCTCGGTGGAGGACCTGTACATGCACCGCGAGTACTACTCCAGCCACCTGCCGGACGAGGTCTGCTCGATGGCCCTGTGCTGGCACCTGGCCAAGCGCGGGGTGCTCATCGGCCCCGACGTGGTGCCGCGCAGCGAGGAGCCCTCGGACATCATGTCCAAGCTGGTCGGCACCGCCTCGAAGTCCTCGATGGTCGAGTACAACCTGCCGGACGGGCTGAAGTTCCCCTGGGTGCCTGACGGACAAGTCCATCGCCAGGATTACGGAACACACTTCTTGGATGTGTGACTTGATCTCGCTCGACAGTTGATGCGATTGCATTCTCGACACTTGCGCTTGGTCGGTTGACGGGGCCAACGGTAAGTGTTCTCTGGTGTGTACTCATGTCCCAGTGGGCAGTGTGTCTTGTTCAGTTCGTGGTGGTGACCGTGCGCGATCTTGTCGAGCATGTTCTCCGACTTGGTGCCCCAACGCAGGTTGGCCGCACGATTGTCCAAACGATCTCCGTTGAGATGACGAACCTCGTGCCCCGGTGGACGACTGCCATGGAACGCTTCACAGACCAGTTGGTGGACGCGACGAGCCGAAGAATAATGGCCGTTCCAGGCATTGAAGACCTCGTAGCCCTGCTTGGTTACTTTTGTCTTGCGAACGCTCTTGGGTCCCTGGATAAGGCCATCATCGCTGGCGAAGTAGCCAGGGAGACTCGGGATGGGTAGCCACATGGAGACATACTAGGGGAAGTTCCTGTTTTTGGGCATAAAAAAAGGCCCCCGAAGGGGCCTGGTGCGGTGAACCAGCCAGGGGCTTCCTCTCTTCCTGGCTGGTCCGCCACATCCCCCCGGTGACGCTGAGGGGAGGGTCTTGAGGTGAACCGTGATGGTCACAGTGTTCGATAGTCACGTTCGGGGAGGGTAACCGTTCACTCTTACCGGCTACCGGTCCCCTACTGCCTTTCTAGTTACGGACCATGGTTGACGGTCCTGTATCGCGCGCCGGGTTCTCCTCGTCGGGTCTCCGTCGAAACTCACTGTTCGATCGTGCCTCGATGTTCTGGATCGTCGTCGTCGGCGATGTCTTCATACTACCACACTATTACATCAGTACAAACACCGAAGGCCCCGGATTTCTCCGGGGCCCTCCTGGTCACAGTCCGTTGATCCGTCGTATGCGCGCCTTCTCCTGCTCCTCGATGAGCCGGGCGATCTGTCGGTCCTCCCGCTCGATGCGGGTGGTCTCCTGCTGGATCTTCCGGGAGGTCTTGGTGCGCTTGTTGCGCGGACCCAGGAACTGACTTGCGACGATGAGCAGGTCGATGGGGTTCATCGCTTCTCCTTTCTGTCACTGTCAGTATACCACACTATGATATCGGACATAAGAAGAGGGGACCGCGCCAACCTTCCTCAACCGGCTGGGGGGAGACCTATCCGGTGTGAAGGCGCGATCCCCTCAACGTGCCGAGCCCCGACTCGAACGGGGAGCAGACCACGACTGCTCGGCGACCGACACCAGCAAGAGACGTGCTATTGGATCTTGGCCCCGATCGTGGGCCGGTTATGTTCGGAGAACTCTTCCGGCCCGACGATGCTCGCGCTGTCCGCACACGACTGCTCGGTGTGGTGTCCCTGTCACTATACATCACTATGACATCGGCTGTCAATAGAGCAATGTCCGTACTTCCAGGTCGGGCGATGCGACCATCATGACCATGACCAGCGCCGGTGGAGACATCCGAGGATATGGGCCCGGTTCGGGTCCGGGCACGACCAACGTGCCGAACAACGCCAGTGTGGGCCAGGAGGAGGTGCCCAACCGCACCAGCCCGTACCAGGAACTCGGCGTCACCGGCCTCAAGCGCTGGTCGGGCTATGTCGACGAGGAGTTCCTGCCCGCGCTGCGCGGGCGCAAGGCCATCCAGATCTTCAAGGAGATGAGCGAGAACGACGCCATCGTCGGCTCGCTGCTGTTCTCCATCGACATGCTGATCCGCGCGGTCGACTGGCATGTGCAGCCCGCCTCGTCCTCCCAGCCCGACCAGATGGCGGCCCAGTTCGTCGAGTCGTGCATGAAGGACATGTCCCACACCTGGGACGAACTGGTCTCCGAGATCCTGTCCATGCTGGTCTACGGCTGGTCGTGGCACGAGGTGGTGTACAAGAAGCGCGCCGGTCCCAACCGCAACCAGGAACTGAACTCCAACTACGACGATGGCCTGATCGGCTGGCGCAAGATCCCCATCCGGGCCCAGGAGACCTGGCTGCAGTGGGTGTTCGACGACTCCGGCGAGACCACGGCCTTGGTCCAACTGGCCCCGCCGACCTACCAGCGCACGGTCATCCCCCGGTCCAAGAGCCTGCTGTTCCGCTACAGCACGGCCAAGAACAACCCCGAGGGCCGCTCCATCCTGCGCAACTCCTACCGGTCCTGGTACTTCAAGAAGCGGCTGGAGGAGTTCGAGGGCATCGGCATCGAGCGCGACCTGGCCGGTCTGCCGGTGGCCTACATCCCGGCCGACTACCTCAACGCCAAGCCGGACACCCCGCAGTACAAGATCGTCGATGCCTTCCGCCGCATGGTGCGCAGCGTGCGCCGCGACGAGCAGGAGGGGGTCATCATGCCGATGGCCTACGACGAGGACACCAAGCAGCCGCTGTACAAGTTCGAGTTGATGACCTCGGGCGGGGCCCGGCAGTTCGACACCAACACCATCATCAGCCGCTACGAGCAGCGCATCCTGATGACCGTGCTGGCCGACTTCATCATGGTCGGGCACCAGGACACCGGCAGCTACGCGCTGCACGTGGACAAGACCGGCATCTTCCGCTCGGCCCTGAACGCGGTGGTCAAGTCCGTCGCCGACGTGTTCAACCGCATCGAGATCCCGAGGCTGTTCGCCCTCAACGGCTGGTCGATCGAGTCGTTGCCGGTGCTCACCCCGACCGACGTGGACCCGCCCGACCTGGCCCAGTTGGGCGCGTTCGTCCAGCAGATGAGCGCGGCCGGGATGACCTTCTTCCCGGACGAGGACCTGGAGGCGTTCCTGCGCACCACGGCCAAGCTGCCCCCGGTCAGCCCCGAGGTGGCGGCCGAGCGCACGCAGCAGGCGAACCAGCAGCAGGCGATGGAACTGGCCCAGCAGCAGATGGAACTGGCCACCTCCCACCAGGGGCTGGAACAGGGCCAGCAGGGCATGGAACAGACCGACCAGTCGATGTCCCACGCCGACCAGCAGCAGCAACTGGCCCAACAGCAGGCCGAGATGCAGGCCCAGACCGCCCAGTCGAACCTGGCCACCGGTTCCGAGCAGGCCCAGCAGCAGCGGGAGACGCACACGATGAACGTGGCCCGCTTCGTGCAGAGCTACAAGGACTCCGAGGCGGCCCGGCGCAACCCGAACGTGCAGGGCCCGGGTCAGGGCAAGACCACCGGCAAGTACACCGCGAAGAGATGAGGGCGGCATGAGCACGATGGCCAAGCGCAAGCCGGTCCGGCTGGACCACCACCACTTCGGCGAGTCGCCGGACGACCCCACCTTCAACATCGACGCCGCCCGCCAGTCCCACGCCGATGTGATGCGGCGCTGGGACGACCCGGTCGAGGGGGACGACTTCAAGGCGCTGATGCTGCACACCATCCAGAACGCCACCGCCGTGCAGATCGAGAAGCACCGGGCCGACATCCAGGCGTTCCTGGACGCCTTCGGGGCCACCCAGAAGGAGACGGTGGGCAAGGCCATCGTCAAGGCGTATGTGGCCAACTCGGTCAGCGCCGCCCGGGAGTTCGGCATCAAGGACGCCGGACAGCAGTTCGGCAAGGACTCCGCCTGGGATGAGAGCAAGTGGACGCGCAACCACGGCCAGTTCAGCAGTTACCGGGGCGGCCGGGTGGGTCAGAAGCTGTCCGACCGACGCTTCGAACCGGCCGCCACCGGGGCTGATCTCGGCTACGGCAGTCAGGGGCGCAGCTACGACGAGCACCTGCGCCAGCAGGCCCTGTTGGCCCAGGCCGCCCGCATCGGGGCGGCGGCCGGGAGCCGGGAACAGGAGGTGCTGTACCGGATCAAGGACAAGAAGGGCAACGTCCGCGACGTGGTCCCGGGCAAGGGCCAGGTGCCCAAGCTCAAGCGCGGCGAGCGGCTGCTCGGCCCCCGGGGCACCGGCATCAAGGGCGACGACCTGACGATGAACGACGTCGGCTTCAACCTGATCCAGGCGCTGGGCGTCCCGGCCGAGAAGGCCCGGCGGTCGGTCGATGCCGCCGGTCGCACGGTGGGTGCGGGCAGCGACTTCGCCACCGAGTGGAACAACCACGCCAACGCCAATTACGGCACCGAGAAGGGCGCGGCCTACCACAACATCAAGGCCGGGGCCGATGCGCTGCAGGCCATCGCGGGCGGCAACCCCAAGGCCCAGGTGGCCATCACCGTCGGCAAGTGGGTCGGCACCCACGGCCCGGAGGCGGAGAAGGTGCTCGGCCCGCACGCCCGCAAGACGGCCTACAAGTACCGGGGGGTCGAGCGGGCCGCCCGGGACCTGCCGATCCGGCAGGGCGGCATGACCGACCGGGACTACCACGACCGGCTGGTGGCCAAGATCGCGGGCAACATCCCCTCGGCCGGGGTGCACGCGCTCAACCTGGCCTCGGGCCACACCGCGCCCAGCCACGGCTACCTGATCAACGACAAGGGCAAGGTCATCACCGAGGCGCACGGCTACGGGGACGACCACTACCTGCCGTTCAAGCTCTCCGTGCTGAACCGGATGCGGGGCGGCTCCTACATCCGCACCCGCTCGACCGGGGGTCCCACCACCGAGGACATCTACGCCACCGCGATCAGCGGGGGCACCGGGTTCACCGTGGCCAGCCGCCAGGGCACCTACGAGGTGGCCTTCGACTCCGACTTCACCCACCACAAGCGCTTCGGCGACATCGCGCTGGGGATGAGCAAGCGCTACGGCAAGATCCTGGACGCGGTGTCCAGCGGCAAGGTGGTGGCCAAGGGCGAGGTGACCGACAAGCAGTACCAGGACTGGGTCGTCAAGGGGATGGAGCAGTTCGAGCACGACCCCAACCAGTTCCAATTGGCCCACGACTACGCCAAGGGGCTGGCCGAGCAGCAGGAGAGCAAGCACGGCCGCCCGCTGTCCCTCGACGGCGAGGGCTACGAATACGCGCTGAAGGCGTTGCACAGCCAGTACCCGTACTACATCGCCAGCACGGCCTACACCCGGCCCAACGACCAGCGGTTCTGGGACATCAGCGGCGAGGACGGGCACATCGCCCGGATCGGCAGCAGCCACGAGCGGGACACCGGCTACGTCAAGGCCCGGCACATCAAGTCGGCCGACGCCCTGGTCGGTTACTACGACCCGAGCATCGCCGGGGAGTCCAAGGGCCCCACCGGCCAGCCCACCGGCTCGGGCAAGGTGAGCGGCGACCTGGCCCACTACGCCAACTGGCGGCACAACCCCTACAACGCCGACAGCCCGGCAGCCCGCAAGGCCCAGGGCGAGGCGGACCGGCGGTCCCGGGAGCAGGCCGAGGCCCAGGCCCGACACGCGGCCGAGAACCGGGCCCAGCACGGTGCGACCGGCGGGGTCGGGTCCAACACCGTCCAGCAGGGCAGCCAACTGCGCAACACCGGCCAGGGGGCGGGCCGGGTCAGCCTGGCGACCGGGCTGGACGCCCGGGGCCAGCGGCTGATGGACATGGTCAAGGCGGTGCACACGTACCGCACCCAGCACGGCCAGGGGGTCGGGGCCGAGATCGTGCAGTGGCACGCCAACCCCGACGCCTTCGCCCAGGACTACGCGGCCAACCCGAACAAGGTCGAGGCCCAGGTGATGGAGCGGTACAACCGGCTGCCGGGCAACCCCACCTCCATCTCGCTGCGCCAGCACCCGGACGAGGAGGTGGACACGAGGATGAACCAGGCCGACGACGAGTGGGCGATGAATGAACTGCGCAGCCACCTGCAGACGCCCGAGTCCCAGGACATCCGGGAGGCGCTGGCCGAGACGGGCGGGGTGATGTACCACGAGGACCCGGACACGCATGTCGACGCCGACCCGGCGGCGCGGTGGGACGCCTATCACTTCGTGCTGCCCCGACAGGACCTGTTGAACCGGGCGTTCGAGGACGTCGAGGACCCGGGCGAGAAGGCGGGGCTGATCCACCGGGCCAACGAGATGATGGACAAGGAGCTTGAACTGGACCAGATCGAGCAGAACAACGAGGTTCCCTACGAGGACAAGTGGAACCCGGAGGATGCCGACTACGAGGCCGAAGGAGAACCGAAGGAGGCGCACATCCCGGGAATCAGCCATGAGCAGGCGCGGGCGCTGCAGGTCTCGGCCGTGGGCAGTGCCCTGACCCAGGTCGCCGACGCCCACCGCCTGGAAAAGCCCACCGGGGCGGGCATCGAGGACCTGGACGACCGGCTGCGGTGGGAGAAGCAGCGGGCGGCCCTGAACAACCACATCGCGGCCTGGGAGGAGAACCCGATGGACGAGGATGACTACCGGGATGCCGTGTTCGGCCTGGGGACGTTGCTGAAGGACCCGACCACGGCCGACCTGGGTGGCTATGAGGTGGACCTGCCGGGCGGGCGGGCCACCCTGAGCCAACTGCACCGGGGCCTGGCCCTGACGGCCGAGCAGAAGCGCCACGGCCTGGGCAAGCGGTACACGGTCGTCAAGCGCACCCCTCGGTACCGCAGCACGGGCTGGAGTGCCCGGCCAGCCGTGCTCAAGGTGCGGGTGAAGCGGACCGGGGTGAAGGAAAGGACACGGTGAACAAGGAAGGAAAATGGCATAAAAAAAGAGCCGACCCACTATGGTCGACTCTGATGAAATCGGACATCCCCCTCCGTGGAAAGGAGTAGCTCATGACCTCAGCGGTGTCGAGATCATCTTCTCTTGATCTGGATGAGGGCCTCGCGGGCTCGTCCCTCTTCCAGCCCTACGATCCGATGAATCTCTTCTCCCCTGATGTCCTGGCATCTCCTTCCACTACCCCCTCCGGGCAACGACCCTTTGTTTCCGGGCCTAGTTCAGTCGCTCGACACCACCACAACGAAGCGCTGATTGCATCAGCCCTTCTCCTTGGTGCTGTCTCGCTCCTTCACCACTCTAACAAACGAGATAAAGAAATATCACAGGTTTCTGTGATTCCTGGCATCCGGGGGTCACAAATTGGTAACAGTTCTGCACCACTGAGTTTCTACCTCAACTCGGCGGCGTGGTTACGCGGTGCGGTAATGGCCGATACCGCCACCCAGATGGCCTCGGTACTGCCCGGAATACTGCAGCCAGCCGCCCAGGCTGGCATCAAGTTGGGTATGGATGCTTTGTTCCGCCACACCCTTGGCGGTGGCCTTCCCGCTGCACAACGCAGAGAACTGGCCAACTCCACCAACCTGGTCTCCCGGACCTGGCTGCACCGCTATGCGGCCCAACTGGGGAAAGGAGTCGGAGAGGCATCCGCTGACGGGCTGTTGGTCTCGCTGTCCACGCTGCAGCGCAGTTCCCTGACCGAAGACCTGGCCTGGCGGGTACTGCATTCAGCGGCCGGACTACCACCGGGTCAGAGTGTCTCCGTGCTGCGGGTGGCCCAGAATCGGCTGAACACAGCGCTGAACACCCGTAAGCCCATCACTCCGCTAGATCTCGGTCAGGATGTCGGCCAACTGCTGCTGGCGCGCCGGGCGCGCCTGATCGCAGACAACGAGTCCGTCGTGGCCCGCAACTTCGGTACCCAGTTGCTGCTGATGAACGCGGTCAAGCAGGGCTACCTGCCCGCCGATGCCAAGAAGGTATGGGTCACCGCTGTGGATGAACGGGTCTGCCCGGTCTGCGCTCCGATGGACTCGGTGGCGGTGGGGATCGAGGAGTCCTTCACCGTCCGCCCGCATAGGGGAGTGCTGAGCCATGAGGTCCGGCTGTGGGTGCCACCGGCCCATCCGCTGTGCCGCTGCCGCATCGTCCCGGAACGGGCCATCGAACACGGCATCATCACCCGCACCGCGCGGTTCAGCCGCACGGATGGGAGGGCCCGGCTCACCAGCCGACTGGATGACCTGGTGGCCCGTCACACCACTCCGGGCTGGATGGACTCCGAGGTCGACAAGGGCTGGTCCCAGGCACTGCACCCGCGTTCCACCTCAGGCAAGTTCATCGTGGCCGGGGCTGTGGTCGGCGCGGTCGCCGCTCGTGAGCTTGCCGATCTGCGCCGTATCCAGTTGCAGACCAAGCAGGGCTACGCGGTGTCCTCCGGCTTCGTGCCGCGCAAGCGCTATCGCACCATTCGGGGCATCAGCGACGCCCCGGCCGGAACGGTGATCACCCAGGCCAACCATCCCGAAGGCACCTACCTGGTGTCCTCCGCCGCGCTGCGCAACTACCGGTTCTCACCGGCCCGGCGGCCCGAGGGACACATGGAGCATCTGACCGAGGCGATGCGGCGACAGGGTTTCACCCAGCCGATCCAGATGCGGATCTACAGCGGCGATTCCCCGCGCGCCGCCGAGGTGTGGGACGGTCATCACCGCCTGTCGGTGGCTGACCAATTGGGCATCAAGGCGGTTCCGGCCACGGTGGTGCATGTCGATGAGCCGCCATTCCGGCCGACCAAGGTGTTGCACGTCTGGCGGATCACCCATCAACGTTGGCATGGGCGCACCCTGGCGCATGCAGCAGTGACCGGACAGACCAAGGAGGCTTGATACATGGATGCCAGTGACGCGGTGGCCACCCTGCACCGGATCGATCCCGATTTCCGGGACATCTGCGCGGCGTTGTATCCCGGCCTGGAGCCGCGCGAGGTGGCCGATGCCGTCTACGGTGTTGCCACCAACGGCGGCGTAGCCAAGGGCGAACCGGACAGTGCTGACGTGCATGTGCCGACGACCAACTGGCGCAACGGTCGTGGTCACACCAAGGGCCGGGGTCGACGCAAGATCGACACCGACGTGACCTCCACCCGGTTCGTAGCCAAGGCCGTCACCTCGACCATGCCCGGTCAGACCAACCACTCCGGCGCGGCCCGCAAGATCGGTCTGGCCACCACGGCGGTCGGCACCGGCATCAGCGCGGTGTCGCTGCCCAAGCACCTCAAGCACCTGCCCGCCGCGATGAAGAACGCCAAGACCGGCCCCAGTGTGGGCGAGGGCATCAAGAGTTCGGTCCGGGCGGTGCGACAGTTCTCCAAGCCCGAGGGCGACTCGGCCCTCAAGGGCACGGCCGGGGCGGTGAAGGCCGGGCTGAACGTCGCCCGGGAGAACCCACGCATCAGTGCTGGGCTGCTGCTGGGGGCGACCGCCGTGCACACGGCCAACCTCGGTGGTGAGGCCATCGCCACCCACGTGCTGCACAGTGGCGGGACGAAGCCGCCCACGATCGACCAGCCCGACATCCACAAGTCGTGGGCCACGGCCCAGGCGATGTTGGTGCAGGCCAACCGAGCGGGCCTGATCACCAAGGCCGAGGCGCTGCGGCTGGGTCGGGCCGTCTACACCGACCTGGCCAAGACCGACGGCCACGAGATCATCTCCGGCAACCTGAAGCTGACCCAGTTGAAGGCCCCGCCGCCGGTGAAGGTCGACCAGCCCAAGCTGTCCCCGACCCGCATCGGGCTGCCCAAGCCGGGCAAGTCCGGCGCGGGATCGTCCGGCAAGACCAGCAACAAGAGCGTGAAAAAGAGCGAGCCGTCCATCGAGATGTCCGGTGAGATCTCCAAGCTCAACGAGGACAAGCAGCAGTGCTTCGGCTGGTGCAGCGTGGTCAAGGTCGACGGCAAGGACGTCGTGGACAAGCAGAACGACCTGATCGACATCGACGACCTGGAGACCTCGGCCTACGACTACATGCTCACCTCGCGCAAGGGCGGCGACATGCACCGGCGCGCCTCCGACGGCGGGGTGCACCACGTGGCCGACGTGATCGAGTCCTTCGTGCTGACCCCGGAGAAGATCTCCAAGATGGGCCTGCCTGACAATATGCAGCAGGGCTGGTGGATCGGCATGCAGGTGCACGACGACGGGCTGTGGGACGACGTGAAATCGGGCCGCAAGCGGAGGTTCTCCGTGCACGGGACCGGGAAGAGATCCGAGGTGTTGGTCGATGCGTGATGCGTTCGGGGTGGAACGACCCGACCTGGACGGAGTAGCCAAGGCGGCCTACAAGGACAGCAACCAGACGCTGTCCGGTCCCGGGAAGGCGGCCGTCACCGGTGGGGCCGGTCTCACGGGGGCGGGCGGTGGACTGCTGCACGGTGGATACAAGACGGTCCAGCGGACCAAGTGGGCCGGTCAGCCCCAGGCCCATCTGGCCAACGGGGTCAAGCTGATGCCCAATCCCAGCCACCCGGACGTGGCCGCACTGCGGTTGGGCCGCCAGGCGGTACGCGGCGGGGCGGCCACCACCGCCCTCGGCGTGGGTCTGGGTGCGGCCGGGCTGGCCCGGGGCTGGCAGCGCAAGAACCGGTAGGAGGCGGATATGACCGAGATTCAGGGCTGGTTCCTCGTGGTCGAGGTCGGCATCATCGCGTTGGCGGTGCTGCTCGGGGACCGCTGGCCGCGCCGATGACCGACGTCTATCCCACCACCGCGCTGCTGCGCTCGCGCCGGGAACAGCCGCCGCCGGTCACCACCTACGGTGGGCCGGTCGAGGTGACGACCTTCACCACCACCTCGGTCATCGCGCTGCCCCAGCCGGTCAACCTGTCCCTGTACGCCGGGGATGACTTCTACCTCGACCTGGTGCTGACCAGCGCCGTGGACGCCTCCGCGCTCGACCTGTCCGGGTGCAGTTGCCAGGCCCAGATCCGGGCCACCGCCGCCGACAGCACGGTGCTGGCCGCGTTCGTGACCTCCATCCTGGGCAACGTCGTCACCCTGCACCTGTCGCACACCGTCTCGGCCACCCTGGTCCCGGGTGTGTGGGATGCCCAGTTGATCGCGGCCAACGGCGATATCGTCACCCTGGTCGCCGGATCGGTGACCGTGGCCCCGGAGGTGACCCGCCCATGACCGAGCCCGGCGTCGACCAGCAGCAGTTCACCACCGCCACGCCCCAGTCCGTGCCGGTCGCGGTGGTCATAAAGCCCTCCGGACCGCCGCCGGTGATCACCTTCCCGACCGGGTCCGAGCCGCCGCTGGCCGGGATCGCCAACGGCACCCTGCTGGTCGAGTACACCCCGTGAAGGAGATGCCATGAGCGCCATAGTCCCCGGCGAGATATTGCTGAAGTACTCGACCACCTCCGGGTCGGCCGGGAACACCACCACCGGAGCGCCCACCACCTCGCTGGGCAAGTACATCTCCAGCACCCAGTGGGTCGGGGGTGGGTCCAACGACCTGTTCGACGACATCAGCGCGGCCGAGAACGCGGCCTCGACCGTCGACTACCGCTGTGTGTTCGTGCACAACACCAACGCCGCCAACGCCATGCAGAACACCGTCGCGTACCTCTCGGCCGAGGTCGCGGGCGGGGCCAGCATCGCCATCGGGGTCGATACCACCGCCGCGTCCGCGCTCGGCTCGGCCGCCGCCCAGGCGCTGTCCATCGCCAACGAGACGACCGCCCCGGTCGGGGTGACCTTCTCCTCGCCGACGAGCGCCGGGGCCGGTATCCCCCTCGGCTCGATCGCTGTCGGGCAGGTCCGGGCGTTCTGGGTCCGGCGCACGGCGGCCAACACCTCCGCGCTGTCCAACGACGGCGTCACGATCGCCGTCCAGTGCGACACCGGCAGCCTCTGATCGACCCCACCCGAAAGGGGTGAGACAGTGGCTTCTTTGGATGACCGTTCGATTTTTGGTGTCCGTTCGATCACCCCCTCGGCGACCCCCGGTGGGGATGGCGGGCCACTGACGAACACGGTCCCGTCGATCGTTACCAGCGACAAGCTCGTCGCGTTCTGCCTCATCGACGACAATCTGCCGCTGTCCGCCCCGGTGAACGCGGGCTACACGTGGGTGCCACTGGGACCGCAGGTCGGTCCTACGACCACCGGCCCCAGCGGCGGCGTCAATATGGCGGCGTTCCTCTGCGCCGCGCCCGCTGCCGGGTCCAACGTCGTGTTCACCCACGGGTCCGGTTCGGGCGGCGACGACAAGGTCCAGAGCATCTGGGTGCTCATCGGGGCCGGGGCGGTCGATGCCGTTGCCAGTACGACGGATGCGGTGGCGACGCCCGGTAGCGCGCTGGCCCCGTCGGCCAACCCGACCACCGTGGGCGACATCCTGATATGCGCGATCGAGTTGGACGCAGGCCAGGTGACCGTCGTTCCTCCGGCCGCCATGACGGCCGGGGCACCGGTCAAGAACGACTACCTCTCCTACGGCGACGCCTACAAGATTCTGTCCTCGTCCGGCGCGACCGGGACCCAGGCGTTCTCCGGCGTGACCGCCGGGCAGCATTACAACGCACTGAGCATCACCATCGCCTCGGCCGCCGCCGCCTCCGCCCTCACCACCCGGGCGACGACGTGGAACGTGGCGTCCACCACGACGACGGTGTCCACCACCCGCACCACCAACTGGGCGGTGGTGGCCGGGCCGGTGGCCGCCTACAACTTCAACGAGGGCACCGGCACCACCTCGGTCGACTGCACCGGCAACGGCCACACCGCCACCGTCAAGGCCGGGGCCTGGGTCACCGGCCACACCGGCACCGGCATCGGCAGCATCGCCAACGCGGCCACCGCCATGCCGTACCCGAGTGTGCCGAACACGTTCACGATGATGTGCTGGGTCCAGTTGACCGGCTACGGCTGGGCCGCCTGGATCAGCAACAACGGCGGGTCGAGCGGCCTGTCGGTCTTCCTGCAGGCCGATCCGTCCGGCACGCCCTACTTCGGCACGTACTACGGCGAGGCGCACACCACCACGCCGATCCCGCTCAACACCTGGACCCACCTGGCCGGGACGTGGGACGGGTCCCTGCTGAGGTTGTTCGTCAACGGTGTGAACGTCGCCTCGGGGCCGATGAACGCGAACGCATCCGGCTTCTTCTCGCCCGGACAGACGTTCACCCTCGGGGTCGGGGCCAACCTGATCCAGGACGACACCCGGTTCTTCGCCTTCGACCTGTCGGCGGCCGACATCGTCGCCTACATGAACACCCCGGTCGCGCCACCGGTCGTGACGGCGCGGGCCAGCCGGTCCACCACCTGGAACGTGGCCTCCGGCCTCACCACGGTCGGCGGCGTCACCCGCGCCACCACCTGGAAGATCGCCGGGCGGGCCACCGTCCAGCGGGCGACCTCCTGGAGCCTGATCGGCCTCAACCCCTTCGCCAAGTCGGTGCACCCCAGCGGGCGCTACCTGCTCGACCAGTTCGGCCAGCCCTACTTCGTCCTGGGTGACGGGCAGTGGACGATGCCATCGCGGATACTGTCCGCGAGTGACCGGGCGACGTACTGGACCAACCGGGCGGCCAATGGGTTCAACTGCGTCCTGATCGACGTCATCGACGGGCCGGGCAAGTTCAACCCGACCTCGGACCCCAGCCATTACCTGACGTTCGCCGGTGACTACCCGTTCGGCGGGGTCAACCACGACGACATCACCAGCCTCACCCCGTCCCACTGGAACCGGATCGACACCATCGTCAACGAGGCCGAGGCGGCCGGGAACACGGTGTGGCTGGTTCCCACCAACGGCCAGGACATGATCGCCACCCTGAACAACGCCGGGACGGCGAACTGCCAGGCCTACGGGGTGCTGCTGGGCAACCGGTACAAGAACAAGACGAACCTCATCTGGCTGTTCGGCGAGGATTACACCCCGACGACCCAGGCCGACGCCTCGCAACTGGCCGTCATGGCCGGTATCCGCAGCACCGGCGACACCCACCTGTCCTCCATGGAGATGTTCAACATGTTCTCCATCTCCTCGGACTGGACCCACTACCCCGGGAACATCAACATCAACTGGGTCTACTCCTACCCGGCGGTCTACTCCGAGACCCGGCTGGCCTACGCGGCCAATGCCGGACCGACCCTGATGGGCGAGTCGGCCTACGAGAACGAGTGGTCCTCCACGGACCTCACCCACCACAAGGAGATGGGCTGGGCCCTCACCTCCGGGGCCGCCGCCGGGTTCATCAAGGGCAACAACCCGTGCTGGAACATCCACTTGGCCGGTCCCAGCGGCGGTCCCAACGGACCGTGGACGAACATCACCAACACCAACGTCGACATCGCGTTCGGCAAGCTCAAGGCCTGGTACACCGGCCTGATCGGCTGGTTCCGGCTGGCCCCGGACCTGGCCAACACCTTCCTCACGGCCGGGATGGGCGTGAAGAAGGACACCAGTACCTCCACGACCAACGACGACTCCGACTACGGCACGGCGGCGCTGGCGACCGATCGCTCGTTCGGGCTCATCTTCGCCCCGGCCAACCGGGACCTCACGGTGGACACGACCCAGGTCAACGCGGTCTCCTCGACGTCCTGGGTCGACGCCAGCAACCCGCAGCACACCGTGGCCGCCCCCTCGACCGGGACCCCCACCGCCACCGTGTTCGCCTACCCGGGGTTGAACCAGAACGGCGACTACGCCTGGTACCTGCTCATCCAGGGCGTGCCCCTGGTCCAGGTCACCACCAGTCGGGCCACCACCTGGACGGTCCGGACGTCGGTCGGGGTGAGCCGGTCCACCATCTGGAACGTCAACGCCACGCTGGTCCATGTCACGATCAGCCGGGCCACCACCTGGACCGTCGCCGCCGCCACGACGGTCCCGGTCACCACCAGCCGGTCGACCACCTGGACCGTCCGGACGCCGGTCTCGGCCAACCGGACCACCACCTGGACGGTCCGCACGTCGGTCCCGGTCACCCGGATGACCTGGTGGAAGGTCGCCTCGACCAGGATCGCCCTGGGATCGGTCGTCATCGACGGGGTGCGCACGCCGGTGGCCAGCCTGGGGGTGGTCATCGACGGGGTGAACAAGCCGGTGGTCAACCAGTGGGTCGTCAGCGGCGGGGTGAAGAAGGCGGTCGTCGGCTGAACAGACACCCCCGGCACACTTAGAGCGCAAGGAGGCGTGATGCCGACCCACCAGGACACCCCATGACCAGCCCGGCCACCACCGTCACCGCGCTGCCGATCGAGGTCGATCTCGTCCTCTATCAGGGCGACGACTTCTACCTCGACCTGATCGTGTCCAACCCGGACGGCACCGACGCCGACCTGTCCACCGCGATCGCCACGGCCGAGATCCACACGAACACCGCCACCACCACCCCGCTGGCCGTGTTCAACGCCACCATCATCGGCAACGTGATCCATCTGCACCTGCCCAGCGGCGAGTCGACCAATCTCACCGCCCCGGGCGTGTGGGACTGCCAGATCGCCACCCCCGACATCACCACGCTGGTGGCCGGGAGGGTCACCCCCACCGCCGAGGTGACCCGATGAACGAGGGATATCAGGTCTCGGCCGAGACCACTCAGCCCTACCAGGTCGCCACCGCCACCCGGGCCGCGTCCACCGTCGCCGCCAGTGGCAGTGGCCCCCAGGGTGAACAGGGACCACCGGGTCCGGTCGGCCCCCAGGGACCACAGGGCACTACCGGGAACACCGGCCCGACCGGCAGCACCGGCCCCCAGGGCGTCCAGGGGCCCACCGGGGCCAAGGGCAATACCGGCAGCGCCGGGCCGGTTGGCAGCACCGGTCCAACCGGCAGCACCGGGCCGCAGGGTGGCTCGGGGGTCCAGGGCATCCAGGGGATACCGGGCCTGGCCGGTCTGGTCCCCAACATCCAGATATTCACCGTCAATGGGAACTCCACCTGGACCAAACCGGCCAACGCGGTCACCGTGGACGTGTTCCTCATCGGCGCGGGCGGCGCTGGTGGTGGTGGCGCGAAGACGACCGCCGGGACCGCCTGCTCCGGTGGTGCGGGTGGCGCGTCGGGCGGCATCAGCATGGCCACGTTCCAGGCTTCGGACCTACCGGCCACGGCGACGGTCGGCGTCCGCGCCGGTGGCACGGGCGGTGTCGGCGCGACTGCCGTCGGCTCGGGTGGGACCGGATCAACCGTCGGCAACTGCACGTGGTTCGGGCCGGACGTAAACAGTTACAACTCCTGGCTCCAGGCGCGCCAGGGTAGCTCCGGTGGCGGTGGTCTGATCAACACCGTGGCGACGGGCGGCATCATCCAGCCCGCCAGCGGCACCGAGCAGGTGAGCGTTGCGGGTCAGTCATCCGGCAACGGCGCGGCGTTAGCGCCCGGGATCGCGTATCCGGGTTGCGTACCCGGATCGGCGGGCGCTGGTATCGCCGCAGCAGGCAGCGTGTTCATCGCCGGTGGCTCTGGCGGCGTAACGATCTGGGCGCAGCAGGGTCCGGCAGCCGCAGCCGGTGGCGCGACGGACGGCGCGAGCGGGGCCAACTGGACCCTGGCCAGCCCGGGTGGACCCGGTGGCGGTGGCGGGGGTGGGGCGTCGAGCATCGCCGGGAACGGTGGTAACGGCGGTAGCGGCGGCTACGGTTCCGGTGGGGCCGGGGGCGGGTCCTCCATCGGCGGGAACGGCGGGAACGGCGGGAACGGCGGTGGCGGCTTAGCCATTATCACCGCGTGGTGCACCCAGTCCTCAGCCGCAGGCAATCCGGGTCCGACCGGCCCGGCTGGACCACAGGGTGCGACTGGCCCGACCGGACCTGCGGGTGCCACCGGTCCACAGGGCAATGCTGGTCCCACCGGGTCAACGGGGCCAGCGGGGCCTGCCGGATCGGCACCACAAATAACGGCCTACACGGTTGCTGGCTCGTTCACGTACAACATTCCGACCGGCACAACGTTGCTCGACATTCAGTTGGGCGGCCCCGGTGGTGGCGGTGGGTCCGGTGCCTGCACGGCCAGCGGGACGGCTTGCAGCGGCGGCAGTGGTGGCGGTGGTGGTGGGTACTCGCATCGCCTCATCCCCGTTGCATCGCTTAGTTCAACGACGCTCAACGTGTACACGATGGCGGGCGGGGCAGGTGGCGCGGCGCAATCGACCGCGAGCGCGACCGGACTACCCGGGTCGAACGGTGTGGGGAACTGCTCTGTCCGAGCCGGGGGCCTGTATCTGACCATCGCGACCCCCGGTCAGGGCGGGCCCGGTGGCGTCATCAATGGCACAGCCGCTTCGGCAGCGGGTGGATATGGTTCTGACTACCAATCGACAGCAGGCGCGGCGGCTCCGGTCGGCGGAACCTCCGGACGCCAGTCCACCTCGTTCGGGTGCGCGGCGGGTGGGGCTGGGGCCGGACTCGCTGCCGCGCCGGTCGGGCTCGTCGGGACGGGTGGCGGGTGTGGGGCCGGAACATCGCCCGCGAGCAGTGGTGGAGCCCCGGGTGTAGCCGGTGGAGGCAATGCTGGAATACCCTCGCCCGTCATTTGGATCGGTCCCGGCGCTGGCGGCGGTGGCGGTGGCTCGAACGCGGCTGGGACGGGTGGAGCGGGCGGAAGTGGTGTCTATGGCGGCGGCGGCGGCGGTGGCGGCGCGTCGCTCAACGGGTCACTGTCTGGAGCGGGAGCACCGGGCGCTGATGGTTGGTGTCTCATCACGGCCTACGGTGCCCCGTAGTGATCGCAGAAGCAGCATGACGAACGGAGAAGACCGATGAGCTACCTGACACAGACCGAGATAGCTGAGGACTGGTTCATGCGCAACCGCGTGGCCGCTGCCGCAGCGGACGAGCACGTCGAGGGCGATCCTGACCTCTGGTCCCAGGAGCATCGTCGGGAGTGGGCTGGTGCCCCGGGCTGGGATGCGGCCTGGGAGTCGGCCAAGGTCAGCCACGAGGACGAACCCGACTACCAGCCCGGCCATGACGAGTCCGTCATCACCGACGAGATGATCCTGTCCCAGGTCCAGTCGATGAACCCCTGACAATGACACCGCTGGGCTGAGCAGACAGTCCTAGCACACTGGTCACCAAGGAGGTGCAGATGCCGTTTGCCAGCAAGGCCCAGGCGCGGTACCTGCATGCCCGGCACCCGGGCATCGCCGCCCGCTGGGAGAAGCACACCCCGGCCAAGAAGCGCCGCGCGCTGCCCGAGCACGTCGGCAAGGCGGGGGAGACCAAGGTCCAGCGCTATCAGCGCCACCAGCGCCAGGCTGCCGCCGCCATCACCGCCACCACCGCCATCCCGGCCCTGCTGGCGCTGCGCTCGGGTCGGATGGCCACACTGGCCGGGGCGGGCACGGCCGAACATGCGCTGCACTCCGGCACGCAGTTGCGCCACGCGGCCACCGCGACCGGGCTGGGCGGCCTGGCCGGGGCGACCAACGCCCTGCCCACCCCGAAGCGGTTTCTCCAACAGAACAAGCACAATCAGGCCCCGAAGAAGCCAGCCGCCTCGGGCTATGTCAAGACTGGTATCACCGCCAAGCGGGACACAACGGAAGTAGGTAGGGCAATGACGTACATCGACGCTTTCGGAGTGGCTCGGGACGACCTGGTCGCCAAGGCCGACAAGAAGAATGCGACATCGGGCCGGTTGGCCACCGGAGCACTGTTCCCCGGGGTCCACGGGGCCGTCGCCGGGAAGCCCGGGAAGAAGCTGAAGGCGGCCGGGACCGAGTTGGGGATCGGACTGGCCGGGGGGATGCTGGGGCACGCCATCCACCCGGCTGCCGCCACGGCCGGTAACCTCGTCGGGGCGGCAGCCGGGACCAACATCGCCCACAACCAGGGCTACCTGAAGCCGCAGAAGACCAGGGTGATCAAGGCCAACCGGAAGACCCCCTCGGTGGGCCGGTTGGCCACTGGTGGGGTCTTCCCCGGCTTCCATGGGGCGGTGGCGGGCAAGCCGGGCCAGTACCGCAAGTTGAAGGCGGCCGGGACCGAACTCGGTTCGTCCACGCTCGGGAGTGCGGTCGGGCATGCCGTCGGCGGTCCGGTGGGCAGTTCGGCCGGGAACCTGGCCGGAGCGGTGGGCGGCACCGCCATCGCCCACAACCAGGGCTGGCTGAAGCGACAGAAGAAGGCGTAGGAGATGAGCCCCATCCCTGATGCGTTCAAAGAACACGCCGGACGCCATCACTTCACCCCCGACGCGCCGAGCGCCAAGGCCGCCCAGAAGAAGCACGCCGGTCGCTTCCACCCGGACTTCGTGCGCCACATCGGCGCGCACACCTTCGACGGCAAGGACTCCAAGGAATCCAAGGACTCTCCGAAGAAGTCGAAGGACCCGAAGGACGACGGCGACACCGGTCGGTTCGTGTTTCCGGCCAAGAAGGGGCACAAGAGCAAGCCCCGGCGTCCGGCCGCGTTCTCCGAGACTGGCATCGGCAAGTTCGGTCCGTCCGGTTCCGGGTACCAGCGGCCGAAGCAGAGTCCCGGGCAGGTGGGCGCGAGCGTGGGCGGGGCCGTCGCCGGGTTGGCGTCGGAGAAGGTGCGGCCCGGCTCGACCGCTGCCGGTCACCTGATGCGCAGCACCAACCTGCCCAAGCTGGCCGGTGGGATGGGCGCGGGCCATTACACCCCCGGAACCCCGAGGAACTTCGGCAGTCCCACGCTGGGCACCTCGGCCACCGGGGCGGCCGTCCACGCCTTCCGCCAACCGGCGGCCGAAGGGGCGGCGGCGGGCACGCTGCCCAAGCTGGGCCGGGCGGCCGGTGCCTTCGCCCGGGGCATTCCGCGCTCGCCCGGGGCGGCCGTCGTCGCGGGCGGGACGCTGGCCGGGGCCGGGATCGGCGCGGAGGTCAGCCACCACCGCAAGCAGAAGCAGCAGTCGTTCAACCCGTACCTGGCCAAGGGCTTCCACCCGAAGGCGCGCCCGGCGGTCGTGGCCCCGGTGGTGCCCGAGGTCTGGGACCGGCCGTCGTGGGACATGGTCCCGCTGCGCACGGTGGACGGAATCCCGGACAACCAGCACGGTTCCTACACCGAGCGGTTCGGGTGACAAGACAGCCCTTGCCAGAATGGGGAGCGAGATGAAGCGAGTCAACAAGCTCAGCAACATGGCGATCGACGAGGTATCCCTGGTCGATTCGGACGCCAATGGCTACGCCGAGATGCTTATCGCAAAACGGGACACGACGGAGGAGCAGATGCCCGAAAACGAAGATGAACTGACCTTCTCCGAGGACGATCTCGTCTACGACGACGCGGGGAACGCCTACCTGCCGATCCAGGTCGGTGACGACGGTGGTGGGGACGGTGAGGGGCCGGAGTACTACGTCGAGGACGACGACGACGATGCCGAGGCCGAGGACACGTCCCAGAAGGTGTTGGCCAGCCTGTCCAAGGCCCTGGGCGACTCCGACCGGGACCAGGTGGTCGCCTCGGCCTACGGGCAGATCGCCAAGGCGCAGAAGCGGGCCGAGCGGGCCGAGCAGGTCGCCAAGGCCGAGCGCGACCTGCGGCTGACCCGGGAGTACATCGCCAAGGCCGAGCAGTACAGCCTGCCGGTCCCGGCCGAGGTGCTCGGGCCGGTGCTCAAGCGCTGCACCGAGTCGCTGAGCAAGCAGGACTGCGAGATCCTGGCCCAGTGCCTGGACTCGGCCAGTGAGGCCGGGTACGACCCGTACGCCGAGATCGGCAAGTCCGGCGGCGGGGCCAACAGCGACATCCTCACCCAGGTCGGTGCCTACGCCGACGACCTGTTCGCCAAGTCGGTCGAGGCGGGCACCGGCTTCACCCCGGAGCAGGCTGTGGCCAAGGTGTTCGAGGCGAATCCGGCCGCCTATGACCAGTACCTCGCCGAGCGGCGCGGACGCTGAGAGGGAGTGACTATCCATGGCGTATGAAGAATCACTGAGGTCCATCTCCCTGGACGCCGATGCCAGCATCGGCATCTTCACCGGTGTCCCGGGCACCATCGGGGCGGCCAACCCCAACTCCGGGATGCAGTACCGCTGGGTGAAGATCACCGGCGAGCGCATCGTGGGCCTGTGCACGGCCGCCACCGACATCACCGTCGGCATCCTGCAGAACAAGCCCCAGCAGGTCGGTGGGGCGTCCCAGGTCGGCTACAGCGGGGTCAGCAAGGCCATCGCCGGTACCGGCGGGTTCACGGCCGGTACCCGGGTGGGCCCCGCCACCGACGGAACCACGATCGCGGCCGCCACCGGTCCCGGGATCGCCATCACGTCGGCCATCGCCGGAGCGGTCGGCAACATCCTGCTGGATCGCTGAGGAGTGAGATAAATGCCCAACCCAACCCAGAGCGATCTGCACGTCAACACCCCGTTGACGAACATCTCGATCGCCTACATCCAAGACTCGTCGAACTTCATCGCGGACAAGGTCTTCCCCAAGGTCAGCGTGAACAAGCAGTCCGATCTGTACTGGAAGTACTCGAAGTCCGACTGGCGGCGGACCGACGCCCAGCGCCGGGCTCCGTCGACCGAGAGCCCGGGTGTGGGGTGGAAGGTCACCACGGATCAGTACTTCGCCCACGTCTACGCGGTGCACAAGGACATCGACGACCAGCTTCGGTCCAACGCGGACTCGGCGTTCTCGCTGGACAAGGACGCCAGCCTGTTCGTCACCAACCAGTTGCTGCTGCGCCGCGACATCGACTGGTGCAACACCTACTTCAAGCCCGGGGTCTGGGGCACCACCCTGACCGGGGTGGCGGCGGCCCCGGCGGCCGGGCAGTTCCTGAGGTGGGACCTGGCCGGGTCCGACCCGATCCTGGACATCACCAACGCCGGGGTGGCCTTCCGCGAGCAGAACGGCTACAGCCCGAACACGCTCACCCTGGGCGCGTACGTGCTCCAGGTGCTGCGCAACCACCCGGACATCCTGGACCGCATCAAGTACACCCAGAAGGGCATCGTCACCGAGGACCTGTTGGCGACGCTGTTCGGGGTGGACAAGGTGCTCATCGCCTACGCCTCGCTGGCCACCGGCCCGGAGATCGACGACGCGACCCTCCAGGACAACGCGGCGACCTACAAGTACATCGCCGACGGCAAGTCGGCCCTGTTGTCCTACGCCCCCTCCGCGCCCAGTCTGATGACCCCGTCGGCCGGGTACACCTTCAACTGGACCGGGTACTTCGCCGGTAACTCCCAGGGCCTGCGGATCAAGACGTTCCGGATGGAACCCATCGCCAGCGACCGCGTCGAAGGAGAATTGACGTATGACATGCGGTTGGTCGGCAAGGACATGGGCGTCTTCTGGTCTGCTGCCATCACCTGAGACCCACCGCTGGGAGGCGTGACATGGCCAACATCTACGTCGCCCGCAAGCGGCTGAAAATGGGCGACAACGTGTGGCGCGAGCCGGGCGATGAGGTCCCGGAGGCGTGCGACTGGCGCAACCTGCACTCCTACCTGTCCTCCGGGGCCCTGGTGCTGGTCCAGACCGATGTCGAGCACGAGTACGGGATGAAGCAGCGGATTCCGGTGGCACCTGGGCTGCACGACTACCGCATCCCGGTCCTGCAGCCGACCCACCGCGACCAGTTGGCCGGGTGGGGCGAGCCGGAGCCCGAGGTCCCGTACGCACTGGACGACTGGGGAACGCCGAGCCTGATCTTCGTCTCCGGGACGGCGGGGGACGACCGGACCTACCCGATCACCGTCGGCGGCACCGGGCTGACCCAGGCCGACCACTGGGGCTACGCGATAGCCCCGGCCTATGTCGGTGAGCCCTCCTCGTTCACCCCGATCGTCCCGGATCTGATCACCGATACCGAGGGCGAGTTCTCCATCCCCGTCGCCGCCAGTATCAACGTCGGCGGCCAACAGCCCGGCATCTACATCGTCGGGTTCGATGCACAGGACACGGTTCTCGGCAGTCCGGACTGGCCCAATTGGGGTGGTCAGACGATCCTGGACGGGATGAACGGCACCCCGGCCCCGGTCTCGGTCGACGGTGGCACCGAGGTGACGATGGGTTCGCGCCAGGGGACCAACTACAGCGGTATCACCGGTCTGAGCGTGAACGGCGTGGCGGTGGACACGTGGTCCTGGGATGACACCAACAGCGTCCTGCTCATCACCGCCCCGGCCAACCCGGCCGGGGTCTATGACCTGCTCTTCACCAACGGCGGGCCCTATGCCGGACCCCATCCGGGACCGGCGATGGTTCCTTCGGCGTTCGACTATTCGTAGGGCGCAGCACCAATCAGGGTATGAAGTACTCAAAGAAGTCCACTGAAGTCCAATTACGGAGGACACCATGACGGACACCAAGGACACCAAGGGCACCGCCGGGTCCACTCCGGCCAAGGCCGCGCCGACCTCCCCGGCCCGGGAGAGCGTCACGACCCGCTCCGGTACCGCCGCCCGCGACTCCGGCAGCGGGGTTCCGGCTGAGGACTCCTCCGTGGTCCAGGCGGTCAAGGAGGGCTCCGCGCCGAGCTATCGCGGCGACGCCCAGTTCACCGACGACGACGGCAACGTGGTGCTGGCCCCGGCCTCGCTGCCCCAGTTGACCATGCCTGAACTGCACGGGCTGTCCGACGAGGACGTGGTGGTGCCCGAGGAGGGCGACCCGGCCCTGTACGGTTTCGTCGATGTCGACGATGACAACCCCGACACCGGAGTGGTCCGGGAGACCAAGGAAGCCCGCGCCGAGGCCCGGGCCGAACGCAACCCGGGACGCCGCGCGCAGGCCAGCCGGTCCTCGGTCAGCCAGCGGCGGCAGTCCAAGAAGGACAAGGCCGACAAGGACAAGGACGCCAAGAAGGAGTGACCAGTGGCCGTGGACGATGCTCCCGGCGCTGGTCTGACGCCCTCGGCGGCGGCGAGTGGACGGAGCACCGGGTCTTTCAGCTACTCCGGTGATCCCTCGACGTCCGACGCTGACGCCGTCCGGTTCCTGATCGGGGACACCGACCCGGATTCCTACCTGCTCAACGATGCCGAGATCGTCTACCTGCTCGCGGTGGCCGAGGCCAGCGGTAACACCAACCCGATCCTGCAGGCGGCCGGGGCCGCCGCCGAGGCCATCGCCGCCGCCCTGTCCCGGGAGATCAGCTACTCGGCCGACGGGGTGTCGGTCTCCGGCGACACGCTGGCGTCCAAGTTCTACACGGTGGGCGAGAAGATCCGCACCATCGGCCTGCGCGGCGACGTGGTGGCCGGGCCCGATGTCGGCGGCATCCTGGTGGCCGAGAGCTACGACTCCACGATCCGGCCGTTGACCTTCGCGGTCGGGATGCACGACAACTACCTGGCCGGGCAGCAGGACTTCGGCGGTCAGTGGTCGCCCTACTGGTGGTACAACCCGGCGACGGTGCTGATGGCCCAGCAGAACGCGGCCCTGGTCCAGGAGGCCCGGACGACGGTGCGACGATGACCCAGCCGGTGGACAACCCGGTACCCCCGATGGTGGTCAGCCCGTACGCGCGCCGGTATGCCCGGCGGCACGCGACGGCCCACATGTACTACACCGTGACCATCGAGCGGATGGGCGACGGTGTCTTCGACGAGTCGTCCGGGCTGATCGCGGTGCTGACCAAGTCGGTCGTCTACACCGGCCCGGCCCGGATCTGGACGGTGTCCGGCCCCCAGGTGTTCGCGGTCGGCGAGGACGCGCTGGCCTTCTCCCAGACCAACATGTCCATTCCGTGGGACGTCAGCCCGGTGCCGCACCGGGACGACGTGGCCACCGTCACCGCCATCGCCCACGCCGGGTTCGGCGACGATGAACTCCTGGGCACCTCCTTCCGCGTCCTGGACGTGCAGATGGGTGGGCAGATGTTCGCCACCCGGCGGATGAGCGTGCTGGCCATCGTGGAGAGCGCGGCCTGGGGACCGGACTCCATCCGATGAGCCCCGTCGCCTACGCCGACCTGTCCGGCCTGGCCGAGAACTTCGCCCGCGCCTCCGGCCAGGACTTCCGCACCGCCGCGTCCGACCTGGTCAACTCCTATGCCGTCCAGACCGCGTCGCTGGCCCAGTCCTTCGCCCCGGTCAAGTCCGGGACGCTACGTGACGCGATCTCCATCCAACGGCCCGACCCACTGACCGCGATCATCGGTCCGCAGCATGTGGACTACGCCGGTTACCAGGAGTTCGGCACCCGCACGCGCGGGGAGTTCGGCGGGGCGGCCTACACCATCCGGCCGAAGAAGCCCGGCGGCATGCTGAAGTTCACCGTCAACGGCCGGACCGTGTACGCCCGGGTCGTGCAGCACCCGGGCATCCCGCCGCATCCCTATATGCGCCCGGCCTTCGAGCGCATCGTCACCCCGTTCGGGCAGTCGTTGGCCCAACTCGGTGCTAGTTATGTCAAGTACGGCCAGTACGCGCCTACCCCGATACCTACCCAGAGCGCGGCCTGATGCGCACCCAGACGGTCCCGACACCGCTCTACCGCCGGTTCATGACCCAGGTCATGCTCGACCAGATGGCCACCACCGGCCAACCGGTGGGTGACGCGATCAGCCCGGTCGGCGGGGGCTGGTCGGGCCAGCCCAACGCGGACGGCTCCAACTTCACGCCCTATGTGGTGCTCACCCCGGGCCCGGCCAGTGTCTCCTCCGGCCCGTTCGGCGACACCCAGGCCGACTGGCAACTGGGCTACACCATCACCAGTTTCGGGGTGAGCCGGGAACAGTGCGAATGGATGGCCGACTCTTCCCGGGTGGCTGCCCTGACACTGGCCCGGACAACCGTCATGCTCAACGGTGACGGCTATGCGGTGCAGCAGGTCCGGGAGCAGGTTCTCGGTCCGGTGCAGCGGGTGGACGCCACCGAGCCTCCCTACTTCGGGCAGACCGACACCCTCCAAGTCTGGATCAGCAAGGAGTTGTTCTCATGAGCGAACCGAACCCAACCCAGTCGCTTCCCCCGCAGGAGCCGGGCCAGGACCAGCCCGAACAGGTCAGGCCACGCGACACCGAACGTGAGTTGCCCCGTCCCGGCGACGAGGGTGGGGCTACGGTCTCGGTCACCTTGATCAAGGTCCACCATCCCGGGCTCGACGCCGACGCCGAGATCAAGGTCAAGTCGCTCCCGCTGTGGGAGGAGTTCGGCTGGGTCAAGGCCACCGACGACAAGCCGGACGAGGGAACCGTCGACTCCGATGTCTGATACCTGGGTGACCCTGCGTCACACCGGCGTCGTTCCGAGCGGCAGCGTGCTCGTGCACTCCGAGGACCTGTGGGCGGCCCTGGGGTGGACCTCCACCCCGGCCACCGGAGCCACGGCCGGAAGCCCCGGCTCCTGGACCCCGGCCGGGGCTCTGCCCGCCGCCTCGGTGGCGGCCTGCACCGGCCTCACGGCCAGCCCGACCACGGCCTGGACCGCCGCCCAGTACGTGCAGACCGAGACTCCCGGGCACGCTGGTCGGGCGGTCTGGGACGGAACGGCGTGGGTTGCCTACACCGGAACGTGAACGCGAAGGATGACGTGACGGGGATGGTCGAATGAACCAGAGCGCCACTGAAGAAGGAGCGAAGCATGTCTAGGCTTATCCCGAATGAACGGACCTGGGTCGGCTTCGCCATTGCGGTAGCCGACCTCAACGCCCCCACCGAGGCCGAGATCGCCGCCGCCGTCGACCTGACCTGCCTGATCATCTCGCTGAATGCCAGTGCCACCGGTAACACCGTGCCGACGCCCGCGTTCTGCTCGCTGTTCGAGACCTCGGTGCCGGGTACCTCGACCGCGACCTTCACCGCCGACTTCTACCGCGATGACGACACCGGGCCGACCGGGGACGCGGCCTGGAAGGCGTTGCCGCGCGGGACCAAGGGCTACTTCATCATCAGCCGGTTCGGCGGTACGGGGGCGAACCAGATGCCGATCGCCGGGGACGACACCGAAGTGTGGCCGGTCTACATCGTGTCTCGGGCCATGACCAACATGTCCTCCAACACGGCGATGACCTTCACCACCACCGCCTCGGTGCCCGAGGTCCCGGCCGAGGACGCCGTCGTCTCCTGATCCGCCCGGAGTCTTGTCTTTGACCCGGTGGATCAGATACTCACGTCATGGCTGACGTGAAGATCTCCCGGACCACTACCGATGCGCTGGAAGCCAAGACCGCCCAGCGGGACCAGGCCAAGCGCGCGACCTTCGAGATGCTGGTCAAGAAGCCGCGCCTGGAACGCGAGGTCCCGGTCAAGATGGTCGGCGATGACGGGGAGACGTTCGAGGCCATGATGCTGTTCCGGGCCATCGGGGCGCGGGACTACGACCGGTTGCTGACCCGCCACCCCCCGACGACCGAGCAGCGGGCCGAGGGCACCTCCTATAACATCAACACCTTCGGCCCGGCGCTGATCTCCATGGTCTGCATCGAACCGGAGATGTCACCCGAGCAGGCGACGGAGATCTGGAACTCCTCGGACTGGGGGCGCGGGGAGGTGATGAGCCTGTTCTCCGCTGCCGTCGAGTTGTGCAACAAGGGACTGGACATCCCTTTTACCGCAACCGGCTGAGGTACGACGGGCTCTTCCACGCCGAACTGCACTTCTGCGACGAGCACGGGATTCCGCACTCGCAGTTCATGGAGTGGGACGCCGAGGACCGGGCCAAGGCGTTGGCCTTCATCTTCGAGAAGGCCGATCGGTGTCAGATGTGCGGCACCTCCCCCTGGGAGTGGGAGGAGAACAAGTACGCCTACGAGCCGGTGCTGCGAACCTGCATGGGCTGTTACTACAAGGAGATCTCCCGTGAGGACCAGGACATCGGACCGGGTGTCAGGGTAATGCTGGAGAAGCCTGGGACGATGGCATCGGCTCAGCGCCAGGTGGCGGCCCAGCGGTTGTCCCGGCGCGATGCCAGCGAGGCGCGCAGAGCGAGGCAGAGATGACCCAGCCGAACACCACCGCGAACGTGGTGCTGTCGGCCAACGTCCAGCCGTATCAGCAGGCCATGCAACAGGCCGGTTCGGCCACCAACGATGTGGTGAAGACGGTCGAGCGGCTCTCGCTCACCATCGACGGCGTCTTCAAGAAGGCCGGACACCGGCTGGAGTTGTTCTCGGCCGGGAGCCTGGCCGGGATCGGCGCGGCGGTGGCCAGCCTGTCCGCGCTGGACGCCCAGTTGGACAAGGTCCGGGCCACCGCGTCCCTGGCCGGGGGGACGTCGGTGCCCAAGCTGGCCGACAACCTGCGGCAGTTGACGACCCAGGTTCCGATGTCGACCAACCAGTTGGCCCAGTTGTCGACCACCATCCAGGGTCTGGGGGTCAAGGGTGCCGAGAACATCACCAAGCTGACCAAGACCTTCGCCCAGTTGCAGGCGGTCACCGGGGAGAGCGGTGTCGGGCTGGGCCAGGACCTGATCCAGTTGACCCGCTCGATGGGCCAGAACATCGACCCGGCCAAGATGAACCAGTACGCCTCGGCCGTAGCCAACGTGTCGGCCAATCTGGGTACCTCGGCCACCGCCGTCACCAACTTCGCCCAGGCCATCCAGCCGATGGGCAAGGCCATGGGGCTGACCGAGACCCAACTGATCGGGCTGTCCGGGGCGTTCTCCAAGGCCGGGGCGGACGGTACGGCGGCGGCCACGGCCTTCTCCCGGATCTCCCAGATCATCACCAACGACCTGCAAACCGGCGATCCCCAGTTGAAGCAGTTCGCCGACCTGCTCGGGATGACCACCGACCAGTTCGCCACGATGGCCAAGACCGACCCGTCCAGGATGTTCGACAGCCTCTTCTCCGCCCTGAACCAGCAGGGGCCGAAGGCCATCCAGTTCCTCCAGAGCATCGGCCTGGAGGGTGTGCGCACCGTCAACTCGATCCAGCGGGTGTCCCAGGGCGGCGGTCTGGGGGCCGGGTTCCAGGCGGCCCAGCAGGGGGCGAACGACCCGGGCAAGCTGAGCCGGGCGGCGTCGGCCTCCTTCAACGACCTCCAGGACCAGACGGCCCGGCTCGGCCGGACGATCAAGGAGTTGACCACCGGACCCTTCGTCACGCTGGAACGCGGTCTGACCAAGATCGTCGAGGGGTTCAACGCCCTGCTCAGTGTGATGGTGAAGTTCGCTGACCTGCCCGGCATCAAGCAACTGCTCCAGTTGGCCGGGTTGCTGGCTCCGGTGGTGTCGGTCATCGCGGGTCTGGCCGGGGCCATGTTGGCCCTGCTGCCCACCCTGGCCGCGCTGGGGGTGGCCTGGCGGTTGGTCTTCAACCCCACCGGGATCTCGCTGCTGGGCGGTTACAAGGACGCGGTGCGCGGGGTCGGTGCGGCATCGTCGGTGGCGGCCCAACAGATAGCGGCGGGCAACGCCGGGGTCATGGCCCGGGGGGCGTACCGGGCCGGGGGGATCTTCGGCGCGGGAGCGGTCCGGCTCGGGGCCGGGCAACCGGCCACCGGACCCGGGATGATGTCCCGGGTGGCCACAGCCGGACTGACCACCGCCCAGTACGCCACCCGGACGTTCATCACCCGGCCCGCCGGGGTGGCGGTCAGTGGGATGACCGCCGGGCTGCGGGGTGGGATGACCGGCATCCAGCAGGATGCGTTCAACCGCCGCAATGTTCCGTTGGTCGTGCCCACCCCGCCACCCGGGGCGGCCAATGCCGCGAAGGCGTCAGCAGCGGCGGCCGAAGCCGAGATCAAGGCCAAACAAGCCGCAGCGGCGGCCACGGCGGCCGAGACCAAGGCCAAGGTCACCGAGACGGAGGCCACGGCCGCCAACGCCAAGGCCAAGATCACCGACACCGAGGCCACCGCCGCCAGCACCAAGGCCAAGGTGTCCGAGACCGAGGCGAGTGCGGCGGCGTCCGTGTCACTGGGTCGGTTGGCGGCCTCGGCGGCAGCGGCCGGGGTGGGGGCGGCGGCATCCGGGGCCGGTAAGGCGGTCGGTCTGGCCGGAGCCGCAGCGGGCCGGGTCGGTGGCGCGCTCGGCGGGGCCGCGATGGGTCTGGTCGGCAGTCCGCTCGGAGCGACGCTGGTGGCCGGGATGGCCGGGTACGCCTACTACAACTGGGTCAAGGGCCAGGGCAAGATGCTCTCGCCCGAGGATTCGGCCAAGGCCGGGTCGGGCACCTTCGGCGGTGAGATCAACGACTTCCGGCAGGCGACCGGACAGGCGGCCCAGTCGCTGGACGACCTCGGCCTCGCTGCGACCAAGACGGCCCAGGCCCTGAACAAGCCGCCGCCCGTCGCCGGGACCACCCAGCCGTTCGGCCCGGAGGAGATTGCCGCAGCGGTCGACACCTCGTTCAAGGTTGCGGGCTACAACCCGAAGGTCCAGCAGTCGACCCAGGCTCAACAGGCGATGCTGGCCGGGGTGGTCAACAACCAACTGAAGCAGGGCGCGCTCAGCGAGGAGGCCAAGCAGCAGTACCGGGAGCAGTTGGCCCACATCATGCCCGTCGACCAGGCCACCAAGGTGTACTCCGACATGGAGAAGGCCACCAACGGCTTCACCATCGCCACCACCAACATGAGCCAGATCTCCGAGCAGACCAAGGGCCTGACCAAGAGCTACGAACAGAACATCAGCAACGCCTTGTCCCTGCCGTTCCGGGACCCGCAGAACTCGCGCGGGTCGACCCGGTCGCTCCAGGCGGTGATGGAGAACATCGGCCAGTACGCCAACGCCAACTACGCCGCCGTCAGCAAGGGCGACCAGGGGGCGGCCCAGCAGTCCAGCGCATCCTTCCTGGCCGCCCTGGGCGGCGGTGCGCCGCCGCCGGGCAGTACCGGGTCGGTCAAGTTCTTCCAGGCCCTGGCCAAGCAGATCGGGGTCGACAAGAAGTACGGGACCGCCACCACGATGGACGAGTTCGTCCAGGGTCTGTTCGACGCCAAGGACCCGAAGACCAAGGCAGCGGCGTCCCGGCTGTTCACCGGCATCACCAACATCGACCAGTTCACGGCGATCGAGGCCCAGCCGGGCGGGCTGACCGCCTACGCCCAGAACCAGTACACCGCCGGGGGCCAGAAGGTCACCGCCCAGACCCAGGCCATGACCGCCAAGCAGTTCCAGGACTACAACCTGGGCCTGCTGGGGGTCGCCCCGGGGTCCCGGGCGGCGACGGCGTCCACCCAGGTGCTGTCGGGCAACGTCTCCGCCGCCCAGCAGAACAAGGCCACCTCCGACGCCGTCTACGGGGACGCCACCGCGCTGATGGCCCAGGCCCACAGTGCGGCCGAGGCCCAGCAGGCGCTGTCGACGTGGCAGCGGCAACTCAACAGTTCCTCCTCAGCGGCCAACGACCTGGCCGCTGCGGTGCGTGGTGTCGCCGAGTCGATGATCGACGCCAACCGGTCCACCATGAGCCTGCCCCAGAAGCTGGCCGACATGGCCTCGGAGTTGGCCCAGGTCGACCCGAACCAGGACAAGGCCCGGTACGACGCGCTGCAATCCGGGATGCAGCAGACGGTGCAGGCAGGCATCCAGCAGGCCCAGCAGTACCTGCTGGCCCAGCACCAACTGAACATCCAGTTGACCCAGGGTCAGGAGGACTACCAGAAGCAGGTCGGCCGGTCCACCACCCAGTTCAACCTCCAGCAGAGCCGGGCGGTCTACAACAACAACCTCCAGACCGCGCGCAGCATCGAGGACTTCCACACCCAGGAACTGCAATCGGAAGAGGACTTCAACCTCTCGATGTTGCAGGCCCAGCAGGACTACCAGAAGTCGATGGCCCACGCGACCCGCGACTTCGTCCATTCCGAGTCGGAGTACATCAAGTCGGTGGCCGAGTCGCTGGACCCGTGGGCCCAGGTCCAGGCCCGGTCGACCACCGACGCCCAGCAGGCGTTGGCCAACATCGACCAGCAGAACAAGATGTTCGCCCAGGCCGGGCAGCAACTGGACCAACTGCGCAAGATGGGCCTGAATCAGAACGTCATCGACGTGCTCGGGCTGTCCGACCCGAAGAACATGCA